AGCTCCAGATCGTCAATCTTGGAATCCACATCCCAGAGTTCATGAATCATTTCTAACGTGAATGGTTTTTCTTCAAGAGTTGTCATGTTTTAAATATACCTTTCATTTTCAATATAATATATGTGAAATTGCTATTTTATTTAAAACTCCAGTTTTATTTAAAATCCAGCCCCAGCCTGGAGTCCTCTCACACATGGGGCCTATTATAATCACCAAACAAGAGGTGTCAAGCCCAAACTCAAATTTTTTCGTAGGTATATGTCAGATACCTGAAGGTTGCCGATGCCTTGATTCCTTCAATATCGGCAGATGCCGAATCAAATAAAACTTCTGATAAATTAGTTGGAAATAGGTCTTTAAATATAATTTGATAATTGGGGTTCATATTTGAATTCAGGACGGTGAGCGTTGCATCTGAATAAATGTGCTTTTCCTTTTGGGCGTCATATTCTGGATATTCGTGAGGGAATCCCAGGCCAGCCATCCAGTCATAGAGTTCCTTCCAATTCTGAAGGTCTTCGTCCACAAGAAACTGAATGTTCAATGGGTCAAAAACAAGGGTGTCTCCGGGGACTGCCGTCTGAAGAAATGGGGTAGGCTGGGGGGCTTCACCAAGAGTGATTCCGGGGAGGTTTACCGAAGTCAGAAACCAATTGGTGTTCGGAAGCACTTCAATATAAAATCGAAACCCTACAGGAGATAGGTAGTTGATGTTGTCTGGTGAATTGAATGATTTTGCCATGCACGGTGCCTCCTATTGTGTATTTAGGCGACGGGCGGCCGAAAAGAAACGAGGAGTGTCTCTCTGTATGAGAAAGACACCCCTCGATTTCTTTTTTTATACTACTTGGTATTACTAGCCAGCAAGATTGTTGACTGCAAATGCCCTGTAGTATCGGTTGTTCTGACCAATCGCCACGGTGGAGATGCCAGTTGTCGTTGCAAATGGATTCACACCGACACCGTAGCGGGTCTTGAATCCAATCTTGGGTTGGAATGTTTCCTCGCCAATTGCACGGACCATCTGGAGTGGAACGTATGGGCAGTAGAACATTCCTGCGTCATATGGCGACGATCCCTTATATCCGACACACACAAAGTCGTCTGCGGTGAAGGAGTAGGGGTCAATGTAGACCTTGAGTCCTGCACCAATGGTTCCGGCAAATGTGCTTCCTGTGTCGTCTACCGTGAGTGCGGCAGTCGGGTCAAGAACACCAGCCGTTGCAAGAGCAGAAGCAACATCACTTGAGCAGAGAATGAAGTTGCCCTTCCCTCGACGAGTGTTCTTTGCAATGGCATTGGCTTCTGTCTCAATCTTGTAGACAAGAGCCTTGAATCGCTCCACAAGCCAGCGACCATCAAGTGAACCAAGCCCTGCTGCATTATTACCAGAAGGTGCGGCACCTCGGGCGTCAATGGCAGGTCTGCCAGTACAACTCATGTAAATCGAGCGAACAATTTCACGATTGATTTCTGCGTTGATCTCGGTCGTGAGAATATTTGCAAGCTCAGTCTCGGCATCAAGACCATGAATTGCCTTCAAGTCCTGTGCCAGTTCTACCGAATACTCTGCCTTGAGGGCCCGAGTAACGGCAGTCACACTCGACTTGTCGATCTTGAATGACATGGAAGGAATCTGGTTGGTTGCAGCAGAGCCCCATGCCTCGCCCTTTGCTGTCGTGTTACCTGTAAGAATACCAACATCTTCGGTTGACGCGGCATTGAACATGAGGTTGGCGTGCCCGGTGCCATTCCAGACAGGCTTGTTTGCGCCTGTGTTTGGATTGGCAGCCGAATAACCAGACTTGGCTTCGTCGTAGAATGCATTTGCGCCATCGGCATCGCCTTCGTTCCGCGTGCCATATGTTGGGCGAAGTGCAAAAATCAGACCCGTCGGGCCGGACATTGGCTGGACACCCATGACATCAAATGCAATGAGATTAGGAGCAGTTCGTCGCACAAGGCTGATAAGAACAGGGTCAAACTTGGCAACATCGCCCGTGACTGTTTCTGGGGCAAGAGATTCGCCAAGAAGACTTGTCGAACCCGCTCCTGTTACTGATGCTTGTTCTTGAAGAGCTATCTCTTGCTGCTCAAGCATGTGTGCTGTGACAACCTTTCGGTAATTATTCTTGATCTCAGGAAGATCCGTATGGTCAAGAACTGGTTGCCATTTGTTAACTAGCTGTTCATTCAACATGTGTTTACTCCTTAAAAAATCGTTGAATTAGATAATCTCTTCAACAGTATCCTAATGTTTATTTATAAATTATTGATTTTCAACAACAGTTCTTCCAAGCGTACTTACATATGCAGCCATCGTAGAGTTTGGTGGTGCCTCTTCGGTGCCTGCAAGACCATTCTCAGAAACTTCAAACTCTTCATCAAGGGTGGTCGTCTTTCCATGAACTGTCCTTGGGAAATAATTCTCTTTAATTGTCTCAAGAGCAGTTCGATATTGGTCTACATCTTCAAAAGCAACTCCCTCTGCAAGGCCCTTCATCTTCTCTGATTCAATATCAGTCAGTTCATCAGAAAGGCTTGTCAGAATTTCATCCTTTTGAAATCCTTTGACCTTTGAAAAAAGGTCAATATTTTTTTCGACGGTTTCATTGAGTTCTTGTTCCAACTGGTCAACTCGCTCGGCAAGACTGTCTACCACATCGACCTTCTCTTCTGGAACATCAATGTAATGGTCTTCAAACAGTTGCTTGAGTCCACCAATAAATTCTTCGGTAATTTCCGACTTGATCCCGCGCTCGATTGCAAGTTCGTTGTCCTTGATCCATTCTTCTACAACATAGGACAGATAACTATCCACCTTGTCGGTGATTGTGGAAAGGATGGATGCCTCTGATTCCTGCAACTTGGCACCAAATGATGCTTCCATTGATTCCAGTTCAGAATTAATCTTTGCAACCACGGCAGCTTCAAAAATTGTCTGAACCTGTGACTTGAATTCTTCTGAGAGATCATTCTCTCCAAAGATTGCATTAAGGTCTTCTGAAATATCAATATCATCGCTGGTAATGACCGTGCGCTCAATGGAAAGGGGAATTTCAATTGAATCGTCATCCTCATCTTCTTCTACAGCTTCTCCAAGAAGGTCGTCCATGAGCTTGGCATATGCACCTGCCAGCTTTTCGGCATCTGTGTCCTTCATGGTTTCAAAGATTGAACGAATCATTTCTTGCTTGGTCGTGGGAAGGTCGCTCTCTTCGGCCACCTCTTCGGCAGACTCTTCCGCATTAGTCTCTTCTTCTTCATAGACTTCAATTTCGGAAGGATCGTCGCCCTCTCCCTTGGTTTCTGCCCCTGCCTTGACCTTCTTCTTGCTCAACTTCTTGCCCTTGGGTGTGGCGGCCTTTGTTACCTTACCACTCTCAGGAGCAGAACCAGTTGCACCACTTCCAGGCTTGTCTGGAGATTCGGTAGAATCTTCTGCCAATTCGTATTCAATCTCATTTGCAATATCATTTGCAATCTGGTCAATTTCTTCATCAATTGAGATTTCTGCGGTATTTAATTCGGTTGCCATTATATCCATCTCCTTAGAAAGAATGGAAGAATCCAAAGGTTATTCTTAGTTATTTATAAATCCTACAATTTTGACAAGAAGTTTTTGAAGAGATTTATCTTTGCCTCTTCCAACTCCTTCCTTCTTGCTTCCATGTTTACTTGCTTCTTGTATTGTTCTATTTCTTTTTCTCGTATGACGCCATTATCCCAGATCCATTCCTTCCCCTCCATGATACCCTCGACAAATGCTTCTGGAGCAGACGGGTCTGCAACAATATCTGCGGCAGTTGCAAGATAAAAGTCATCTTGAACCACATTGGTTCCACGTTGATTCTTGAGTGAACCCATGCCGCGTGAAGAAACACCCAACTTGGCACCTTCGTCAATGAGATTCTTGACAATCTTGCCATAGGGAGTGTCCATGATCTTTGCCTTGCCAATCCAGTTGTTTCCATCTTCCTTGAGTTCCTTAATCATATGCGAAACTCGTTCAAGGTTGACTACCGGACCATCGGGGTGGCCAAGTTCTCCAAATGCCCTGTTCTGGTCAACATAGTTTCCGATGTACTTGTATACTTCTTTGTTCAGGACTTCTTTGGGATAGATGCGGCCATTGCGATTCTTTTGTTCGGCTTGCATGAACACGCCCTTGATATAATGACTCTTTTCACCTTTGGCATTCTCTTCTGTGACAAACTCAATATTTTCGTCTGTCATGATTTCGGTGATTAGCTTCATTGTTATGCTTCCTCGTCTTCGGATGCAGCTTCAACATCATTCAACCAGCGATTTGAAACTTCCATCTTTTTCGTTTTAAGGGCATCGGAAACCTTAGAAAATAAAACAGAATTTATCTTGTCTGCCATTTCGGAAGGCTTTTCCCCAAGAGCATCTTTGATTGCCGCTTTAATTGTAGTTTTCATTATAAATATCTCCTATTCTTTATTTATATTACTTAGCATCTTCAGCAAGTTGTCTTTGTTTGGCATTCACCAGTTTAATTGTTTTTAATTTGTCTTTTGGGGATGACGTTTCCTGTTGTTGCTGCCTCTGAGGATTTCTGTCGGCACCATTGTTATCTGAATCGTCTTCTTCTTCATGATTTCCAAGAATCGCATCCGGGTCAATATCTCCCTCTTTGACTTCATCGGCAATTTCATTATCTATTTGTTTGATTTCCTCTTCTGTCTGAGAAAGAACATTCTTACGAAGCCATTCTTGAGAATAATATTTGCCAATATATTCATCCATTGTCTGTGCAATTTCCATCCGCTCGCGCATAATTTCCGTGTGCTTGAGTTCGGCAAAGTGTGAATCTTGTCGGAAATTATATTCTACCAACGTCTTGATGACATCCCAGTCTTCTTTGGACAAAATGCCCTTGAGTTGTAATTGCTTTCCGAGCAAATCATCAAACAACGTAGAGAATCGGTAACGAAGTCGATTGACAAACTTACCAAACTTGACTTCATCGCGTGTGATTTCTGTTGCTCGACCCAAAGAAAACGATCCCTCTGGTTCAAGCCTTGAAACAGGAACACCCAATGCCTTGTAGAGTTTCTTCTTGAAGTAGATAATGTCTTCAATCTCTCCAAGATTTGTGCCTCCGGGAAGTGTCGTGATTTCCGTACCACGGCCGCCCTCTCTACGGGGAAGCCAGTAGTCTTCAAGCATGGACATGTGCTTGCGGTCATCACGCACCTCTCCGGTGGCAGTATCATACACGACCTTGTTCTTGAACTTTGACATAATACTCGAAAGATATTGTTCTGCTTTTATCTTTGGAAGGTTTCCGACATCGACATAAAAGATGCGCCTTTCCGGGGCCCGAGAAATTCGATAGATGACTGTTGCGTCTTCAAGCATTTTGAGTTGATTCATGGGCTTGATTGCCTTATGAAGATTGCCCAAAATCATTTTCTTTGTGGGGTCAAGAATACCGGAATGAATATGTGATATGCTGTCCTTCGCAATTCGCAGGCCAGTTTGATCGCTGCTGCTACTATATCCAACTCTTGGGGCAATGCCGCCCGGATAATACAAGTAATATTCAGTTACATTCTTGGGCAAAGATACCAATGATTTGTTTTGAGAATTCTTTCCCTTGACCTCGCGCACCTTTTTGACTTGTCTTGGATCAACCGGGCGAAGTTCTTGAATACCATCTCTTGGATTCTTGGTATCAATCATTACATGATAATATAATCTTCCATCAACATACCACTTTTTAAATATGTCATAGGCAAATTCATGAAAAGAGAGCAAGCGCAAAACTTCATCAAACTCATCTGAAATTTTATTCTTGATTGAGTCTGGAATGTCAATCCCACCAAGAGAAATTGCAACAGGAGACTTTCCTTGCTCTGTGATGACTGCTTCATTTATAATATCATCAATGGCAAGCTCGACCTCTGGGTTCATGGACATTTCGCGATAACGAGTGATTAACTCAATTTCATCCTTGACAGAACCCTCAAGATCAAGATACGTTCCATAGGCACCACCAGTTACATTGGGCGCCGACTCTACGGTTAATGCTGCATCAAGATTTTCTGGAAGAGAAAACGATTGAAGACGTTCTTCGGGAACATCTTCTTTGTCCCTTCCAATTGTGAAGCCTAATAATTTAATTGCCATAAAATGTAGCCTCTCCAGCAGGGGTGGATTGATATATAATACCTATATGTGTATATATGTTCCCCTGCCGGATAGGTTTTGATTAGGTTGTTTGTGTCTTGTCGTCTGCAATCTGCCAGTAATCATATTGCCATGTGACGGCAAACTCTTCGACTGCATCATTTTGATCCCATCCTAATTCAATGGCTGCAACCGAGGAAGGCCAACAATTAATCATGGTAATCATTTTGGCAACTTCACCCTCTTTCTTGTAATGCGTCACCTGTGCATCAACCTGATAATCATTTCCTGCAATAGTCCTCAAGTTTTCGCCATGTCCCTGGATGGAATTCATCCAATTGACAAGCCCGGCATGAATGGCAAAGTCTTCGTCATTAATGACAGTCGTTGTCCATTCGGCAAACGTTCGATTGCCTGCCAACTTAATATTCCTACCAAAGTAGGGAACTTCAACAAGACCGATGTCTGCTCCGGGAATCTGGGCACCCTTGCACATAAAAGTCATTTTCTGACCCGCTTCGCCGGGATTTACTGCACCCGGAAAGGGAATCGTGACCTCATATAGATTGGGTCGGGCACCCTGGCCAACAAGCTCGGCTCTGAAATTATTAATTGAAAAAGGCATTATTTACTCTCCTTGATATGTATCCTAATTCTATTTATGCTCTAATCCTTAGAATTTGCCTACAACTTCTGAGAAATCAACCCCAGTCTTGACGGCAATAAAGTTCAACTGAATGAAGTTGATTGAGCGAGCAGGTTTGATGTAAATATCACCAACGAATTCATTTCGGTCAATGACGCTCCCCGGATTGTTTGTTTCGTCACACACAACCTTGAACTCATTGATACCTCTTCGACCCTTGACATCCCGAAGGAATGGTTCAACCATGTTTCGGAATTGAGCCCGAGTGAACTCGTCATTGAATTCAAAGAGTGAGAACTTGGCGGCAGTCGAGATTGCCTTTTCCAATAGGATGAACAATCGTCGGACATTGATTCGGTCAAAGGCACTTGGCTTGCTCTGAGAGGTCTTGTCCCCATAGAGAAGTGTTCCTTGGCCCGGGAATGTCACAACGGGGTTCACTCCATTCTTGTATAGTTCGTCCCGATGTGCCTTTGAAGGGTTGTATGCCAACTTGACAACGTTCTTGATTTGACCACGGTTGTATCCGGCAGGACTCCACCATGTATCTCTTGTGTTGTCCGTCCGTGCAGTCAGACCTGCAATGTCGCCATTCAGAGGAACCCAACGATAGACATCATTGTACTTGTCATACTGATACTTCCATCCACTATCGCAGAATGCATAGGATGTATTTTTGTTGATTTTATTGGGCTTGAATCCTGTGAGTTTGTTGGTAACATTATCCAGGGCGGTGGCAGCATCGGATGCCTGTACAATATCCTCCTTGGTGGGAGAATAGAATGTTACGGCGTCCTTGCGCGTGGTTGCAATATCAATTGCATACTTGATATTGGTTTCTCGGTCGCCTTCGCCAGAAACCGATGCGCCGCCCGCTCCTGCCATGATTAAGGAAACATCTTCTTGGTCGGAATCTGCAAAACGGTCATATCCAGTCTGGAAGGTTGCCGCAGAAAAGTTTGCGGGTCCATCTGATCCTCCTCCGAGTTTCAGAGATGCCCGACCGGCGGCAGTATTTCCAAACGTGGTGCCGTCTGCCGCAAGCGTTCCATAAGTGGCTTCGGTTGCCGCAGTTGCCGACGCAACTCGAATATACTTAGATTTGTTATTAATTACCGTCTTGAAGTAAATATTGTCTCCGGCATTATCTTTTGCATCCGATGCCTTTGAAAGAAAGGGATACAATTCCAGCACACCGTTTGCAACACCAGAAAAGTGCCCAAGGGGAGAGTCAATGACTGCAATATGCAGTTCGTCGCCAGTTGCACTACGGTCGGCTGCCCAATCGGATGTTCCCGGAGCATCAGAGAAGTATGTGTTTGGCCACCAATTGGAGAATCCGTTTGCCCCGTTAATCGTTCCGGCATGGTCACAGAGTTCAACAGTCAGTTGATTTCCAAGTTGCCCTGGATACTTGGCAAAAAAGGTATTGCTTGTAGGCTCATTTCCATCAAAGTCTTCATTATTTTTGATTTGAACTCCTGTCCCTAAAGAATTTTCGTGGGCATTATATGCCGTTGTGGGAGCAACGCGAACCAGTCGCAGGGCATTTGAATACGCCAAGAAGTTTGCGGCAGTAAAAAAATCAACATCGGTATTTGAATCGGGCTTTCCAAACATAGAAACGAGGGTGTCTTCTGAGTTGACCAGAGTAACCTTGTCTACGGGGCCCCATGTGAACCGTCCTGCAAATGCACCGATGGCAGTCGAGACTGCGGGGATGACAGTCGTCAAGTCAATTTCAGATACATTTACACCGGGGGAAACTTGAAATGGCATTGTATTTTCTCCTTTGAGGATATGGCAAGCTCAAATGACCATAAACTAATTCCTGAATATTTATAAAAAAGGAGTTTTTCATTCAATCATTTACATGAAACCAAACTTGCCCGTCGCCATCCGTAAATGTTTGTTCTTCCATTCCGGCATCCACAAAACCAAAAGGTAAAATATCTTCTTCCAATAGTCGCATCTTCTCTTCTAAGAGTTGTTTTCGGATGTCAAGGTCTGTGATGTCCTTGAAATGTGGCTGAGAAGACAGCCATGCAAACAACAAAAGCGTCATCACAAGATCATCATGACATCCGACATCAGCTTCGTATGACCCTGCCTTGGAAACAAAAGAACTCAATTCTGAAATGGTATCAAAATCATTGACAATTAATTTACTCTCTTCGATCAGACTTTTGAGCATGGAACATCCGACCTGTTTGACTTTCTTGGACATGGTGAGTCCCAGGTCTGTGGTGCCTTTGCCGAATCCAGAATCAAATACTTGCCCTGCGCGGCCGCGTGTGGAAATCATCACAATATTTTCATATTCAATTTCGTTGTGGAGAATGTCGGCAACCTGTTTTCCAATTCCATTGACTTCCACAAGAACATAGGCTTGATTATATTTCTCAGCCACCGATGCAATGACATTAGGATATATCAGAGGGGTAATTGAGGCATTGCGATACTTGGCAACCTGTTTATACGGAAACTCTGTTGCATCAATGACAGAGAATGCAGAATAATCAAGGTCTTCTCCGAGAGACACATCTACCGTCATTACATACAGATGGTCTTCTTTGGGCAATTCATATATATCAAGACCTTTATTATTTTCGACAGGATTCTTGAACACCATGTTTTTTAATGTGCTTCCAGAAATCAGCGTGTTCAGGCCGCCGACAAACTCTCCTTCAAACTCCTGGGCCCAGCGTTCCTTTCCGATGTTGCGAATGGTTTCGGTTTTCCATAGATTGTCCCTTCCAGGGACATCTGTCCAATGGACTTCAAGGGGCACATAGTTGTTCTTCTTGTCCTTTGCATCCTCCCACATCTTATAGAAGTGATTCAATCCGTTTGGAGTGGAAACAACCACAATCTTTGTGGATGTACCCGAAGAAATCGTAGGATAGACAGAAGACATGAACTCATCGGCAATGTTTGGCGGAACGAATGCAAACTCGTCAAGAAGAATCATGTTATAGGAACCACCACGAATTGCCGAACTGGAAGTGGATGCGGCGACCACTTTGGAACCGTTTTCAATTTCGAGGTTGCCCTTGTTCCACACAAGAACACCCTGCTGCAAGAACTTCGGAAGGTTTTCGTATGCAAGCTGGAGTCTGCCCAGGATGTCCCGTGCGAGTGAGCCCTTGTTGGCCAGGATGGCAATGTTGACTGACTCGTTGAACAGGATATACCAAAGGAAATATGAGACAACCGTGGTGGATTTGCCTACCTGTCTCGGTGTACAGAAAATAGAGAACCGATTGTTATGAATCGTCTTGACCATTTGTTTTTGAAATTTGTATAGCTTGAAGGGAATCAGCCCTTCATCCACATGAACCACCTTGATGTAGTTCTCAATAAAATACTGTGGCTTCTTGGAGCATTTGATATACTCCGACAATTCCTCTTCGGTATAGTTATGAGGAACCCCGGCTGGTTTTAGGAGCGGGTTGCCCAGATATGCGTCATCACCCATCCGATTTCTTTCTCTTTGAATCTTTTAGTTTCTGACTGACATGGCCCTGACCCCGAAGAAACTTTTGAAGTTCCTTTGTTGACCCCATAAAAATTGCATTCTGCGTGACATTCTTGACACCTTCTTCGTCTTTGATTTTCTTCATGTCCTTCTGGAGTTCAATGAGGTCTTTGTTTGTTTCGGAAAGTTGTCGCATGATTTGACCAAACACCTCCCATGCCCTGGGATGGTCAGAATCTTTTGCAAGCTCAAGAATTCCATCAAGAGCAGAGCCACCCTTTGCAATAATATCCTGAAGATTATTTCTGACATACTCATAGTCTTCGTCTTGGTGGTTTTTTCTCATCACTTCTAGCGTCTGGGTCGTAAGTTCCACAAGCTCGGCTTCTTTGACTTCTTCATCATCATCATCATTAATTGCCACAGTATTAATCTCCCAATATGTTTACGATGTCCGTCGCAATACCAAAGTTATCATTTGCTCTAATTTCTCCAACCGGAACACTCAGGGATGCATTTGTTGTCGGCATTCCGTTGGCAAACATGGCAGGGCGGATTTGAATTTGGTCATATGAGTTGGCAGAGTCAACATTCATGGTTGGATGTAGATTGATGTATGACTTGTTGACAATTGCATTGTTTAATGTAATAAAACCATATAACTGCCCCTTGAGAGTAAAATCAAGTGTCCATATAATAAACCTTCTGTCTTCAAGATTTCCTTCATAATTATCTTCTGTGGAAACTGAAGTCAAAATAATAGGAAGGTCAATATTTAATTCCAAATCACTCACTCGCCGCAGACTTACTGTAAACTCTGGCGTAAAATAAGGAAGAATTTGTTCGATGATGTGCGTTCCGTCTTCAATATTGCCCACATATATGTTCAATTGAAAATTAAAATCATAAGGGACCGGAGCAAATGAAGAAAAAATCATTGTATTTGCATTTGATCCGGCTGTTCTTGTTCGGTGTGTCCGATTCATTGTATTCAGTTTTCGCTCTGATGAATATGTCATGCCCGTCATTTCAAAAGACATTCTCGGAAGAGTCAATGCCACAGGCCTATCTAAATTTAAGTCACCATTGATGCGCTCAAGGTATCGTTGTCGAGGGGCATAGGTAAGAGGAATTGCAATTGTGTCGGCATCTCCACCAGAGGCAGCCCGGCGGTTAATTTTAATGTTATTGAAGAGTGTTCCGAATGAAATTACATAATCTCGGACCAGCCCGTGCGAAAAAGTATTGGCCAACATGATTTAAAAATCTCCAAACGGATTTGTTTCCGAGAAATCAAGAATTGCATTTGCAGAATTTTCTATTAGAGTATTGTCTACCCAGGTTGTTCCTGTATTTGCATTAAAGGCAGGCATTGTATTTCCATAGGCATACTTGGATGCAATGTTATCAATCTCTGCAATCCCTGTACTAAATTTCTGATTGTTGTATACAAACAATTCGCATCGCAAATCATATACAGGAAGAGTTCCGGCAGTATAAAATAAAGATTCATGTTCCACAAATTGAATCTCAAATAATTTTCTGTTTAACGGAAGATATATTAAATCTCCTTCGCGGGGCCTGGCAAAAGGAGATTGTGAGGCAGGGACCGTTGGAAGTTCTTCTACCGCTCCAAGTTGATGAAACCGTCTGATCGAAACTGTAAAAGTAATTTGATCTCGAATGTCTAATCCAAATTTAGAAAGAAATTCCCCTTCGCCTTCAAATCCCTCGACATTTTTGATGTACATCTCAATTGTCCGCGCAAGATTGAAGTAGGATAAAGAATCTTCTCCATAAAGTTGATCCCGGCCTGTAACAGAAGAAAGCCGGGGAATCCAATAGACATCCATTCCATAAAATTTAATACTCTCTATAATCAAATCATGAATAAGATTTTGTTCTGGAGAACTCTCAAAATTATTTATGTAAAAATTAGTAGGCATGGGCTATGTTACCCCACCAAAAAGTCTACAGGAAGCTCGAAAGAAAGAGACATTTGTTCTTTCAATCTTTCTATTTCTATGCGAGCATCTTCAAGAATTGCCCGCCCGTTGAGAGTGACGCCGCCGGGCAACTGCACTCCTTCAAACTTACTTAAATTTGTTCCCCATTGTTCTTTGATGAGTGCCGTTGCATAATTTTTCAAAAATGTATCTCCCCACAATTCAGAAACCTCTCCAACCTTTTGATGGGCTTCTAATACAATATAGTCTCCCGCCGAAATATCAGTTGACCAATCCCAATCAATATGGAGATTATTAGTTTTTCTATTGAATCGAATATTGCTCATCCCAGTAATTAAATCCGAAATCATATTCAGGTGCGAAAGCCTCATCCAATAGTTTGACATTTCTCGGACACCACGGGTACTGTATGTGGCAATGTCATTAAATGCCATCTGATAACGAATCGAAAACATGTTTGTGGTCTGGCCGGTAGTCTTGAGCATTCGACTAATTCCAATAATTGAATTTTCGTAGCCAGTAAGAGTCAAATATTTATTTGTAATGTCTTCAGCCAAAACTTTGTGGGTGATATAAACCTGTTCTGTGCCATCAAAATGATATTCCTGCCAGAAGCGCAAGGCATCATCAATACGATCTTCCATCTGGAGTTCGTCTACATTAATCTCAACAACAGGATGCCCCAGGCGTCGGAGACAATAGTCTTTAAATTCCTCTCGGGTACTAGGTGTAGCCACTTGAGCCTCCTGTATACATTGAACCAAGTTCTACTGATGGGGTCACCGTGGCAATTCCTTCTACTGCCCTCCATTTATCATCGGTTGCGCCTCCAGTAAATGTAATTACCACTTCATACAAATATCTTCCAGATTTAATTGCCTTTGTCTGTATATTGTTTGCAGTAATTGTAACAGAATCTGAATCAATATCGACAGAAGTTGTGAACGTAAGAACAGAATTTGTATGATAATAACTTTTTCTCATTTGAGAATTTGCATAATGTTGCGCCCCAAGGGATTCCTTTGCCGTGGACGCCGGGGTTTTATATATCTCAAGATTGGCAGAAAAGTCTGTCCCTTGGTCGATTATTATGTTTTTATATCTGCTGGCCATATTATAAACCCATGTCCGATAAGAATATAGTTTATCTAATACTATTTATAAAGGATTGGATTCCTTGACTGCCTTAATCTTCCTATACCATGTACCAGAGGCAACATTTGCAGAAATATTTCCATTGTCAATATCATGCCATAACATATCCAATTGATCTGTAATGCTGGGATATGCATCTGCCCGTTTCTTTTGTCTTTCTTTTATTTTTTCTATTTCCTCTTTTCTTTTTCTGACCTCTTCGGCATGTTTTCTTGCGTGTTCTTGCTGTTTCTTTTGTTTTTCCAATAGATCTAAAGTTAACAAATTATTTGTATTGTTTTTATGAAATTTCATTGAATTACTCCTGTAAGGGCAATTGTATAATTTTTTGAATAATAACCATAACAAGAAACCTTAAAAGAAATATAATTTTCGTTAGGGTTGGCGGAAATTCCATTTGCAGTAAATTCAACACTATTATCTGTATTATTTGCCGTAAATGATTCTCCGTCATATTCTAAAACAGAACCCGAAACTAAATTTGAAACTAAAACAACATCTGTTCCATTGGCAACAAGAACGTTGTTGCTGACCTGTACAAAATTTATGTGTTGGACTGGAGCAATTGATTCTGTTTGCCCCGTAATTGCATTTTTTGTCACATATGCGCTCGGAGAAAATTTCCCAGGAGAGTCTATATGAAATGTAATTTTTCTATCTCTTAAATTTTTTATATGATCTGATGTTGGATTGTCTATTGTATATGATAATATTCCGGTGGACGGCTCATATGCATAAATTGTTTTATTAAAAATAGCCATTATTAAACTCCATTAAAATCAAATGTAATTTCATTTTCATCTATAATATTTATTGCTTCGCTTTCTGGAATAGTTTCAAATGTATTTAAATCCTTGAATATATTACTCGAACAATCAAGTTCAAGCACGAATGAGGTTTTTGTGGTTTTTAATTTATCTAATTCATCTGTTGTTGCATTATTTAATGATGCCCAAGTTCCTTCGACAGATCCTTCCCTCGGAATAATTGAAACATACAGGGTTTCATCAGAAGTCGCAACGGCACCAAACAAACTATGACAGGACCGAGTATGTAATATTGGGGCAGATGTGCTGGAATATGGACTCCAATTAAAATCCGAATCTGCCGTAAACGTGTTTGAGGTTCCCGACACAAAAAATCCAATAGGATTTCCATTTGGCTTGTCGTGTGCTTCATATTGCAAATCTTTTTTTCTTGTTGTTTTTGCAATAAAAAGAAAATGGCCCTCTGTTGCAATCATTGTTGTTTTTCTCAAAACAATGGCTCCTCTGTTTTTAATGTGATTGTATCCTTTAATGTTCCTGGGTTCTTTTCGTCTTCTTTTGATTTGATATAAAGAGAAGTAATATATTTAATTTTATTACGAATCCATACGGTGTTTGCAGTATTGTCGGGGTTCAATTCCAGCCCTATGTTGACGTTCTCTATTACATAATCTGAATTATCCTTTATGGACACCACACAAGTTTTTTTTGAAGTGCTTATACTATGTATATTTGCAGAAATATTATGCATTGAATAAATTTCCTTTCTTTTTATTTCTTATATTCAGAAGAACCTACTCCAAGGGACCATCCGGCGGTTCCCGGCGTGGTGGCTCCGTTGGGGTGTCTTGCATAAATTGTTTCTGTTGATGCTTCATTTCTTACTGTAATTTTTCCTGCGTATGCCGCACGAACCTTGTCATATATTCCTTCTTCTGTATTTTCTGGGTATGTTGTCACGGCACCCGGCGGAACTTCAGGCCAGCCGACATTATATTCTCCATCAAAAACATCAAAGAGACTGTCTGCATATGCGCCCACCAAATATCCCGCAGCCCCACCAGGCCACTGATACCTACTATTTTCTCCGCTGGTCGAAGTGTCGGGATTTCCATTATATCCTGCCTCTGCGCCAGTCGCCCCAAAGACCTTTCCCGACGGTCGGTCTTCATTTACAATTTCTCCGCCTGCGCCACCACCTGCGCCACCACCACCGGAACGCATCATTGCATCATTCACTTGTGTAGAATTAGAACCCGAACCAATATTTATTATTTCTATGTTAGGAAGATATGTTTCGTCATGAATAATAAAAAAACAGTCTCCTCCATCAGAACCATAATCGGGCTGAAGCGAGTCCACGCGATTTATTGTTTCTACAGTTCCGGCAAGACCTCCTGCCCCACCAGAGACATTTCTATAACTTGGATTTGCTGATGTGTGCAATGTAATATCCGTACCAGTCTCGCCCTGCATTTCTGCGCTCCATGTTTCGTCTAATGAACCGCCAATTAGTATTGCACGACCATATCCGCTGCCTGCCTTTCCTGTTCCTGCATAGGAATAATTTGAATCATGTAGAGTGCCAGCAGGATTATTTCCACGACCACTTCCGCCCCCGGCACCGCCGCCACCACCGCCAATTTTTAAGGGAGCATCGCCTGCCGAAGTTTTTCCTCCGGGTACAGTTTCTCCGGGGTTGAGGTCATAATTATAATGGCCGCCATATCCACCAGCCCCGCCACCGCCCAGAACAATTCCATGATTTTTGATAATCAAATTAAGATTTTGATTATTAATAAAATTAAAGTTACGACCAGAAAGATCAAAGGTGATTGCTGGCTTTGGTTTTCCCATAAGTTTAAAATCAGAAAGGCCAGATCCGGTTTTCATAAAAAACTGTTCAAACTCCTCCGAACCAATATACATTGGATCAACTCCGGGGGTATCATATTCAGGAATTTCAAAAATAATATTCAGACTTCCATATATTCTTCCAGATTCATCTCTGTGATTATGAAATGGGTCTGTTGCAGGATCGCCGGGAGTTCCTACAAAATCATCAGGAAAATTCAAATTAAAATATCTCATATCATCATCGTCTGCATCCCCCCTGTACTTCAATGGGTTTATCATATTTCCCCCGGCAAGAGTAGAGGAGCGGGCGCTCACAGTAATGGTATTTGATTGTTGAGCCGACACATCTGGTTTTCTTCCGTGTGAATATATCACATACGAACAATAATAAGTATCCCAACAATTAGAATCACCCTCAGAAAGGCCCAAAGTTCTTGCAGGGCCAGCCCCTCCCATCCCCATACTACCCTGCCAAGCTACATCATCACTCCAATTTCCAAACTCATGCCCTGGTGGCCACTGAATTCCCTCTCCTTCGGACAAAAAGCCGCCCAGCACCCACCATTCATCACTATCTGCCTGTGAAGAAATTCCTGGAATATCTGGACCCCATACAGGAATTCGATGAGAAACTCCCAAAGAATCTGTATGATAAGTCTCGCCTAGATTTACTTGGTCGATTTCTAGTGCCCATTGCCTTCCATGATAATGGAGAGGATAGGTGGCGGGGTCATATTGGTCTATAAACGGGGGCTGCATATGTGTATAAAATGTACACATGGTATTTGAAAATGGATTTGAAAAATATTGTAATGGATGACCGAGCCAACCATACAAAGAATCTGTTCCATTCAGTTGGGGCGCTGCCGTGCCTATGCCGCCAATCGCACCAGAACCAAATCTATCATGGGTTGTTGCAGGAAGATATTCTAAGTTTGTATACGAACGCGGCCAGCCCGTGTATCCGTCTCCCGCAGAAGGAGTTTTGCGCTTTATTGCGGCATAATCTTCTAGGGCATTCCTTCGCGAATCCCAGGCTGCGTGGTCAAGTGGCGAAAAAACAACAGGTCTTCGCAAGCCTGTGTGTGTGGGAGTCATATGTGCTTCTACAGAAAGATGAGTTGAATTGGAAAAATGAAAAAGACCAGAAACTCCCACAGAATGGCCCAATGCGCTTTCCCATAATTTACGGGATTTGGGAGTGCCTACTGGATTCACCCCTGGAAGCGCAACACCCAAAGATTCAAGCGCATCAAGTTCTTCTGGAGTCCATATTGCCTCCCACGCCTCTCTAGCATTTTCATGAAGAGACACTCCACTATAAAGATTACTTCCAATTCCTCCCCATTTAAATCGTACCCAAGGGCTGTCCATGTGGACAATTTCATCTTCATTTGTATATGTAAAGTCGTCCCAGTCTGGGGCCCAATCGGATGTTGGGGTTGTTGCAACATTTGCATACCAGGGATGAAATCTTACCTGTTTTCCATCTTTTCCTGAAGACCCGACTGCAAAACGAATTGCAACTTCTGGAATTTCTCCATCGGGCAGCGGATTAATAATAGGAATTGTAACATTTCCTCTGTCTATATAATTTCCTTCCATAACGTCTTCCTTTGAACTATACCAACCGCCCCAGGTCATTGCAGAAAGGTTTGTTGGTCGTTCAGAATCATGATAGAAATGCTCGTCTATTCCAATTCCAAGGTTTGTTACTGTCGTCACCGTTGCCCCAAATTCCTTATATTCTTCATTGAGTTCGTGAATGGCAGCACTTCCGGGCATGGCTGGATTTAGCATCCACATTTGCGGAGTCATCGTGACAACTGGACTCCAATTTGGGTCCGTGACTTGCCAGTCCGGGCCGTAGTAGCCACTCAGAGGATGATTGGGATCTCCCCATATGTCCGTATAGGGCACCTGTACATATGGAATAACCGCCATCCAAAAATCTGCTGCGCGGGCAAAATTGGTGTTTGGATGGTCCCAGTCACCCCATTCGCCATAACGCTGGTCGAACGGATCTGTGCTAAACGGAAGGCTTTCCGAACCGAAGCCCCAACTTGATTCTGGCATTCTTAGCATTGCTCCAACCTTTAGGTCACTAGGAACGCCGCCCATGAGCGCGGGATCGGGTTGGACTGGATCGCCTCCATGCGCTCCGTCAGTTACAACACAAGAGCGAACAACAAGGTCTGTCTGCTGCGCCCAACTCCCACCCGCTTCATAGTTAGAAAATTCTTGGGTGCCTTCATCGAGCCGAGAGTCTCCCCAGGGCCCGGCGCCCACAAACGAACCATTAATGGGATTGTATGCAACATCCCCGTCCCATATCCATTCGCTATCATAAACCGGGGAGGTTGATATATATCCAGAAGGGATGGATGTTGGATTTCCTGCCCCTCCATAATCATGTCGTGTTTCAGAAAAAACAGTTTTGCAATGTCCGGCACCGGGATAATGAGGATTATTATAATTTATAGGAAGATTGGATTCTGCTCCGGCAACATCCATATAAAAACTCCACAGGCCAGTTGCATCTCTCAAAGCCCTTTGTGCATCATCCCTATTGTCTGCCCAGGTGTCATACGGTATGGTAATGGGGGGACTTTGGGCCAGACCAAAATCTACTGCTGCCTGTTTTTGTTCAGGAGTCCCCACCGCCCTGTAATGTGTTGCCCAGATAAACCTATCTTTTCTTCTGCCAGCCGCAGTTGCGGTCGTGTGGGCAAATCCCTCGATGGCTGGTGGGCATGGGCAATGATTTCCCCCGCTTCCAAAAATATCTTTTAATGATATTTGAAATATTCTTTCTAAATTATGAGTTCCAACAGATGGCGTAGTCCCAGACAAAGCCACAGGCTCTCGCTCACAGGTTATCTTAAATGCCCCCGATTGGATTATATTCAAAGAACTTGCATCTGTCGATGAAAACATCAAATTGCCATCAAGATATGTCTGTGGATCTAGAACATTTGCTCCCGGTTTTGATACATAAAGCCCAACTTCATTGAGAAGAGTATTTGCATGTTTCCCTAAGATAACTCTATCCATAATTTTTTAGGTGTCACCCCTCTCTTTGAATAATGTCCAAGCCAAAAGTTGATTCTTATTTGGAGAACCATTGGTAAAGTATATATCAATAGTATTTGCAGAGCCTGGATGGTTATCGGTATTTGCAGAGGTTCGCGCCGAAAGACCAAACCCAGGAACCAATCCAGTTTTTAATGGGCCTTCTAAATTAATATAATCTAAATTCACAAATGGATTATTAGTCACGACCTGACACTCCGACGAGGCGGTGCCATAACTAGATGAAAAAAATTTATCATGAACGTTTGATGATGGCAGCATGACGTTCCAATGAACCACGGCTGTTCCGGTATTTCCCGGAGTTCTTACTCCTGTATGAACTGCAACTGTTTTGGGTGTATTTCTGTCGGGCGCGGGGGGAACATTGACAAATCCTGTCTGAAGTGTCTGCATGTATGCATCTGCACTAGAATCAAAAATTAAATCTCCATCAGAACATGACATGACATTGGCTCCGGGTTTTGAAATAAAAAGCCCAGTCTTGCCCGACCTATAAAAATATTTACTAAAATTCAAATATTCTCGCGCCCTGGCCCCGACATAATCAATTTCCCACATGGGTTCGCTTTCTGGAACCCAACCAGATCCTGTTGCGCCGGATGTATGAAAATCAAACCGTACCACAATGACTCTACTATTGTTCCCCAATGCATTCCAATTTTTTGTTATATTAGAATTTTTATCCATATCCCATCTCAAAATTTTATAATCACTTGGTCCGGCAGCCACCTCTGAGTCAGGGAAAACCGTCTTCCAATTAACCGAAGTTGAATTATATGTGGAATAATCGTCATCGACCGAAGAAAGATGAACAGGCCAATTCCATTGAACATAAAATGTCGGAGAGCCTGTGGAGAAACCCGTCTGGTTTTGATTTTTTGCAACAAAAAAACATTTGAATCCTCCGGCGGCATCGGCTGGATAATTTCCAGAAGTCTGAAGTCGTCGAAGTCGCATTTCAACAATTGGATATAGGTTTGGATTAATTGCATCAGAAGATGGAGCAGACCCCCAAGGTACAGACTGTGGGTCAACAAAGGCAGGGGTAGAAAAAATTAACCCACCATAGTTTCCAGTATATAATAAAGTATCTGTTCCACTTCTTTTAAACTTTGCTCCGGTCGTCCACGATAAAAACCCTGGGCCGTAATTGGTAAGTGAGCTTGCATCACCAACTCCGGGATCATACATTTCAAAACTTGAGGTTCCTGATCCCGTAGGAGTAAATTCTTCTCGATAACCGTATTCATATTCCATTGTCAAATTTTTTCCCAGGAGGACTCTGTCCATGTGAGATTATCCTCCCTGACTCTCATTGGGAGTATATCCTTGAATTGATGCCGGAATTCGCAAAACCCAATATTTGTATACTGGAGGATTTGCATTGGCGGGATCAAAGGTGGGAAAGGCATCACCAGCCCCACCAATTGACACCTTGTTCCCAGATCCCCCAATATAACTTGTTTGGTTGTATATTGGATCATGCAGAGTCAGGCCATCGGCGGCATTTCTGTTATTAAATGCCGGGCTGCTTTTTGGAACCACTCCTTCTGGATGAAATATCCCAGGAGAGGACAGCCGTTTGACTGAGTATTGAGACAAGGAAAGTTGCCCTGAAAACTCCACCTCGCTTGGCAGTTTATGGTATCTATATGGATAAAATCCTCCAGTATCTCCATAGTATGATCCATTGGCAGCCCTGTCTTTAAATGCTGCTTTGTCTGTCGGTATCGGGTCGGACGGTCTTGCAATACTTCCATCATACACAAAAGGATACCCCGAATAATTTAACCACCATTTAAATTGAGAATAATCAGTTCCAGCCTCGGTCCCCTCTAGGTCTATCAAAAAAGTATTTGCATTAGTGTCTGTGACACTCGGTTTTAATGTCAGGCCCTCAGAAAAATGTTTCCATGTGCCATCAGTATTAAACAGAATAAGCGCAGGATGAAACATTCCCCAATTTCCATATGACTCCCTCATGGATGAACTATTGAATGCGGCCGCCCCTTGGTTTGCTGTTGCCGCTTCGGGGAGTGTCGGAGATAAATTCCATAAAGATTCGGTGCCCTCTTGGGCAATTGCATTTCTACAAGTCAAATAAAAACGATCTTTTCCTGCCCGCGCATATGCAAACGTTCGCATTTCCGAAAAATAAAATGCATGGTCAGAAGAAAAAGTATTTCCGGCGCGATAAGAAGGAGCAGGGATTGGCGTATCGTTCCACGGAAGAGATTCTGTTACAGAAGGAAAAATCTCAGAACCATCGTCTGCATATTGATTGTAATGTGAATAATCTGTAATGTCGAGGGGGGCTCCGATGCCGCCGAACTCAGAGGGAAGAAATTGACTTATTGTCCCCCACCAGGGCTGGGCTGTAACTCCAGACGCTGTTTTCAAATTAATATCCCAACCTTTGTTAACTCCTCTTGGGTCTGTGCTTATGGTTGGATATAAATGGTCTTCCCATTTGGTTGTTGCAATGGAAAATTCTTGCTCGCCCCCTGGATATGAATTTGCAGTCTCTCCGCCGCCAGATGCTGCATCATATCTTTGAAATAATACAACAGGTATGTATGGAAGTTTTGGAAAGGTAATTAGCCCATTAGAAAGAGTGGATGTGTGGTCAGCTTTATCAAAACTTTTTGGAGATGTGGTCCCGTCAATGTTTGCCTTTTGGGTGCCAATGGTCACGGTTCCTTCCTGATGCACAAGGCCAGTTTCTTGCCAATCAGAGGAAAATACCAAGGAATCTTTTACGCTTCCATATTTTCCTACATCATTTGGAACTCCCTTTTTTTTGACGCGGACATAATCAATTTCAAATAACCAAGGAGGGTTGGCTGGGTCTTCGTCCAAGGCTGCCCAATCTGGGTTCCAAGTAATACCCGACAAAGGAAGAAACATCAGCCGAGATATATTATAGTCAGAAGAGTAAGGTCGGCGGCCATCATTTAAATGCGGTTCATTATATGGAACTTCTGGATTTTCTCGCCTTATTCCAGTAGGAGAAGTATCTGCATTATATGCTTTTGCTGTCTCTATCCAATCTTCCATGTGCCCGTATGGGTCAGACCATATTTTATCTTCACTCATATCCCATTCTAAAATATGCCATTCCCCATCTGGAAGCAAAGTATCCCATTTATTTTCTGCGGAAGATGACTTTCCTGTCGGGTAAACAATACCTTGGCCGGTTCCGTCTGGGCTAGTGACGCCTGCCTCTACAAACCAAATTCCCCCAGTATTATATGTGTCGGCATAGACGCCCGTAGGATATTCAAATTGAAATCCAGAATAATTATTTTTTTGTTGAGTAGTTACCCCGCCATTTTTTCGAGCCCAAAAAACAGGATGACCGTAGACACTCCCATCGGACCCAACAACATTGTTTGCAAATGTGGCAAGCGGAGTAGACCCTCCCGTCACCGGGCATCCTGCTACTGGAGTGGATATAAAATAAAATCTAAAATCGCTTGTATTTGACGGCGGCGGGGCTGGGTGATTCATATTTCTTCTAATTTTCATTTCAATTACATTATGAACTGTTCCTGAAAAAGAATCAGGGCCAGCAAAATAACCTAATCCAGATAAACTTGACGGAGCAGTATCTTGAATAAATAAATCTTCTGTATATAATCGTGTACTGTATCCGGTTGGAGATACTAAAAACGTATTGTTTTTACTTCTTTTTATTTGTGGAACTCTTGTATTTGCAGTAGCATGACTTACTGAACGCCATCGCCAGCGGAGAGAGTTGGAATGGCCAACAGGATCTCCTGGGTCATATGCATATCCATTGACCCCCACATCAGTCATTCCATCATCCCCTGTTCCCGAAGTATAAAATGTCCATGCAGTCTCAGGAGAATCATCAAATTCTTTCTGATACCCATACCAATTTCCAAGGGATTCCATATAGGAATTTCCGGCCAAATGAATAACATTGGCTCCGGGTTTTGAAACCCAAAGCCCTACCTCCCCGGTATTTGTATTCTTTCCAAGTAATACTCTGTCTGCCATAATATTATATATGTCTCCAATTAATCTTTGACAATGATTCGATTGTTCACACCATCAATGACAATGGAGGCTTCTCCGCCGACTGTGACCTTGGCTTCGATCACACCTGCCTCAATCTTGTCGGCTGCCAATGATTGAATTTGTGCATTTGCAATGCTTGCATCTGCAATGTATGTTCCGTGCATCTTGTCTGTTGTCCAGAATTGTGCATTTGCAAAGAAGTGGTTGTCTTGGAAAGTTTCAAAATCTTCCGGTCTGATGTTGAAGTTGTAGGCTTCTCGGACCACACTCGGTTTCCGAGCCATCTGATAGGCTTCGATGGATTCTATTTGGAGCCACTTGTCTGCCGGGTCGTCGGTGGGGAGTCCTGTTTCAGAAGAATTTGCAAGTCTCATTTCACCCACAACCAAATCTTTATTATCGTTTGGTGTAAAATATTCCCAGCCTGGTTTTTCCTGACTTGCCGGGAGGAGGTTCCAAAACTGTTGATACTTCCATGTGTGAGGTTGTGTTGAATTTGCTCCAATGGGCATTGCAAAAACATAATTTGAATCTGGGTCGAGATAGGGAAAGGAGCCCGTAGAATCATAACCATCAACATATGCAGTATCATTATACATTACATATCCAGTATTTCCTTGAACCGCTCTGGCGGCTTCCTCAGAACTAATTCCAACCTTTAGATGCCCCTTTTCCAAATACTTGACATTTCCATTAAACGAAATGTATGGTTTCACATCGGCTGGGTTTCCGTCTACGTCAAATCCGTGGAAATATGCCACGCTGTTTGTGTATACTGCAAACGGCATATTAGTACCAGTAGGTGGACTCTCAAAGAAATTAATATACCCCTTCTTGACACCAATCCCAGGTCGATTCGGAGCAGCAACGGGTCGCCCAGAAGGAGTCTCAAAGAGCCATCGGAGATTTCTTGCAGACAGAACCTCTGAATACAATCGGGCTTCGTCGTAGTTCCCGACTGCGCGGGGATTTCCAGACCTCATGGCTTCTGTTCCGAGCGGGCCGCCTTCGGCAACGCTGACCTCAGTTCCCATGGCCCCCAGAACCAATGCATAGCTGTCTCCCAGCCCCATATACTCAACAGCATCATAGCTTGCGGTCATATCATCATTTGCAGTCTTTAAGCCATTATACAATAATCCTGCACCATCACGATATATCCAAAGTCGCGTATACTTTTCTCCACTTACTGTCGAATCAAAGTCCCATTGCCATGCAACAAAATGCCATTCATCCTGTTTAAATCCTCGATTTATATTATTAACAGGAGGATGAACCCAATCAGCATCACTTGAATCGGGATTGGCTAACGCCAGGCCTGCCCAATTACTAGCAGGGTCGTCCCATTGAGAAGGATAAAACCAATCGAGAGAAACCTCATTGTTTGCATCGGGTTGCGCGGCACCAGAATCTTGGGTAACGATACGCAAACTTCCCCAACCAGCAAGGTGTCTTCCAAAAATCCCATGGCCGCCGGAGCCGCCAGATTGAATTTGTGTTCCTGGCTTGACCCAGAAACAGAACGTCCCCTTATTGAACGTTGCCGTGTCTGCAATATTCAATGCAGTATAAGGTTGCCCATCAATCTGTAGATTTGTGACAGAATTGTCTCCATGTTGTGCAATAACAATATGACCGTCGTCTTCTTTGGAAGGTACTGTATCAATAGTTCCTGAAAAATTATTCAAAGAAAGATTTCCAGAGACATTCACAAATCCTTCGCCGGGTGCGTGTTCAGAGAATGCAGCCTGATTTGCAGTATATCCGACAACCCGTGCATGGTTTCCTCGGCCAGTCGCGTCAGGAAGGTATCGTACACCATTGTCATCCACACCAAATGAATTGAATGTCCAATGACCCATAAGGTTTGCATCTCTTGGCGGAACAGAATTCAGGAAAAGTTCTCTTGTCTCTCCGAATGCTGTGATGTCTCCGAGATCGAGATATGGTGCCTCTTGATTATGGTCTTCTCGAAGTGTAATAAGAGAATTAATGAGATTTGTGAGTGAGTTTTCGGTCCATATTGCCTCGCCAATTGGAACTCGAAAAATAGAATCCATGTGAAGTTTGACTTGCAGACCTTCTTGGGAAAGAGCATCACCTGTGTCTCGATATTCGTACCAACCCGTAGAATTATTTGACGTTCCGAAGGGCCAGTTCGTGTTTGCATAATTGGCAATGGCATAGGTGGTAGGCGTATGGAAGGCTGTCTGTGCAATCTTATTTGTTGCATTAGAGAAATACAGATAGGTCTTGTATGGAGGCGAAAGACTAATCCACTTGTCTCCGTATGGTTCTGGGTTTGTCAAGCCATTGTCGGTCGTTGATGGGTTCGGACCATATGCATGGTCATCACCAGAGGTGTGGAATGCGTTGCTGACAAAGTAGACTGTCTTGCCGTCTGCAATTGCGCGAGAGAAATCAATTTGGCCTGCATCATCTGGTGATTGGAAAGGCCCTGGTGTTCTTCTGTCTGTTCCTGTGACATCTTCAAGTTGGAATCCATCCCAGAATACATCCTGATTACCATAATGAATAACAGGACTCAACATTAATGCATCTATTTCTTTTCTTTCTGGTACTGTCGAAGCTGAAATGGTTACATTTGCAACTCGATACTTGTCACCTGTATCAAGAGTATAATAAGGAGTAAGTTGAACTTCTGTTATTGTTCTGTCATTCCACTCAGGGAGAGATGACATATTAAAGTAAACTTTTGTCCATGCGCCGCCGACCGCAGGAGTTCCAGACCAACGAATATCCGTTTGCTTGCCGTCCGCCCCTCCCATTGTAGTATCCACGGTTGTTTTCCAGTTGATGCGCCCAAACGTGATACTTTGGACTCCGGGCATGTTATGATCGACAACCGATTGAACATTTGCAGTAACAAGTCCCCCGTCCACTCCTGCAAATTGTGCGAAATCACCGCTGTCTAGTGTATGAGTTGGTCTAAAACCATCTGCTTCGGCTGTATACTCTACATATTCAGGATTAGTAATATCTACAGTCGCACCAACAGTAGCAAGCCCACCATCAGCACCTTCAAAGACTCCATTATATACTTCACTTCCTTCTTTTATAGAATAATTAGTTCCATACCTGCCGCCTTCTTGGCCGTCGCGAGAAAAGTTAAGAAAGCTATGTCTTCTTACCCATTCTCCTTGAGTGGGGTATGGGGGGGCGCTCACGTCAAAACCAAGCCCGCCATCTCGGGCAGTATGCCATGTATTTGCGCTTCCGTCATCATCATATTTCTTTTTAGCGTATACTCTTAATTCTCCAGTCCGGTTACCGGCAGGGCTGATGGCAGGATAGCTATAGGATTTTGTATAATAAGAAAGAATCCAATCTCTTCCTCTTGGAATGTCAATCACAGCAGGTGATTCCCATGCAGACTCTTCGCTGGCAGCAGCATTCGCAAACCAACTTAGCAAATAATCTGTCTCATGAGAATTGCCATCTGAGTCTATAGTATTTCCAGTATATGTTCGGAATGCCTTTCCACTAATATAACTATTTCCTGTCGGACCAACATTTGTATCAGAAATAATTTCAATACGCGCAGTATTTCCGACACCTGCAATTCCATCTGTTGAAGAAAGCCCGCCACTTGTATTATAATAAGTATGCGGCCGGGGAGTCCGAAGCACCACATACGAATGAAATCTATGTAATGGTTCGGGAGGCAATGGATTTGTGTGCCAAGTTGTACTTGCGTGTAATATTTGATAATCTACAGAAGGTGAATTCCACAAAGAGATTGCGGCTGGCATCCAATTTCTTCCTGATTCGCCCATAAGTCTTTCAAGATGTGAACGACCAAGACCACTATTTGGTTCTACTGTCCAGCCTCTTCCATCATTTGCAGGAATAGAAGTGGGGTCTTTTGTATTTGCAATATAAATTGCATCATAATTTGCAGTACCATCAGAATTTAATATATCACTCGTATCAACCCAAATATCACCATTGCCTGTTGATGTTGTCGGAGCAGTTGTACTGGTAAATATCTGAGCGTGCCTGTCCGTTCCTGTCGCAAGTGCAATCTCACGGGCGCGGTCGGCCGACGCCGCCCGAAGGTCTTCAAGTCTGTACCATCCTTCGGAAACCATTGAAGATGCATCAGAATGAACAGTCTGTGCAAACTCGGGCCAGGTGCCATTGACCTTGTTGAACACATGAGCAATATTATTATTTCCTGTGTCATACCAGAGATCACCATCTGGATTTGGATTCCGAATTCCTGTCATGGTGAATGCAACGTTCGGACCATACCATGCACTTGCTTCGGCAGTTCCTGAGCCCGAATAGACTGCAACCAATCGGTCGGCTGCATTTGAGGCATAGGATGCAGAAAGATAAATTTGACCGAATGCATCGTCTTCTGCGGAACGCCATGCCAGGCCCTGAGTTGCTCCGCTCGAAGCCTCTGTTCTTGTATCGTCAGTAGACAAACCGAGACTGTTCTGCCATCGGAAGATTGCATTGGAAACCAATCCACCAGTATAGCCATTGGCATTATAGTCGCTGGTGTTGATCCAGATGTCTCCGTAGGCGGCTGTGGTGTGCGTGCCTAATGCATTTGCAAAATGTGTCGTGCCTTCTGTCTCAAAGAAAATCTTAATTTCATGGTCAACAAGAGGATTCAGTCGCCTTATGTTTTCAAGTGATTCTGCAACATCTCTTCCTACATCACCAATAGAGTCGGCAGAAATTTCGGCGGTTCCGTCGCCTGTGGTAAACCATCCAGAGGGTTCGTATCCAAGTTTTTCTTCTTGATATGCAATGGTCGAATAGTAGGCCGTCTGAGCGACCTTGTTGGAAGTGTTCTGATTGTATCGGAATGGTCGATTGAAGTCCGAAGAGTCATACCAGTAATCCCCGTGGGGTGCAGGATTTGGGAGTCTTTTCTGCGGAGTAAATTCGGGGTCTGGCCCATATACAACATTGTTGGAGTACCAGTACGGATACAGTTCGGCGTCTGGTTGTTTTCTTGTTCGGGTTCTTATGTTAAAGATGGCATCAATGTCAGGTTTGGAGAGAACCTTGTCATAGAATCTTACATGGTCATATCTTCCGTGTATACGACTGGTAGGGTTTTCTATTATTTTTGCTGCCGGAGATTCGGAATTAATTCCCAATTTAACGGAACGAATATGAAATGGAGATCCTTCGTCTGTTAGATCAGGATCATTAGATGGGGTTGCAGTCGAAGGTATAGTAAGGCTTGGTGATTCAACAACAAATCCATCAATTTCATTATAAGAATATGATTTTGCTACCTTTGTATTATAATCAAGAGTAATTGCAAAGAAATTCCATACTCCAAATTTTACGCCAGCAGACATTGTATCAGAAACTGAACTTGCTATATTAAATATTACTGGTAGCACATCTCCTGTCTGGGCAGAAGCACTCCAATTACCACTAAAATACAATCCCCAAAAAGAAGAAACATCTCTTGTAATAATTCTTGCACCAGTATCTTGATTTTGCCCGGTTGGTTTGAACCAAATGGTATATGTTGTCTCGTTTAATGTATTGACATCATCATCTTCAAGCAAACCAATTCCGGCAGTATTTAGAAGGTCTGCACTCTTTCCGGCCCCAAAGATGGTATCGCCAACAAATGTATTTTGAGTTGCATTCTCCGTCCACACCGCATCATAAGTCCCAGGATTAACTTCATTCGCAATCCACCCAGAGGTATTTGCGGCATCCATCATCCACCATGCCTTGAGATTGTCAATGGCAGGTTCATAGTGGGTCAGAATCTTTCCGTCTGAGAGTGCCCGTGCGAAGTCATCGCTGATTTGTCTGTCAGGGTCAGAGAATTGACCGGGGAGGATTCTGGCCCCAGGGGCTTCTTCAAGTTGGATTGCGTCGAACCAATTTTCACGAACCTGGGTTGTTGAATGTTTTGTATTTAATACAATAACTAATTGGTCTATTTGGTCTAAATCATTAGTTGACGTAGACAAATCAAGAACACCAGAAATCCTGTCCCAAGTATCAGCCGCCGAAACAGTTTTATAGGCACCGGAAGTTCCTAAAGACACTCCATTCGCATCATAGGTTCCCACAAAAGTAGTTCTATGAGAAATGTTTGCTCCATAAACACGGAGTCTAAATTCTGCCGAGGCATCATTAGATTTTGCATAACTAGAAAAAATCCATCTCTTTCCCTTGGGAATCTCAATTGCATACTTGGCTGGCCAAGGCCCAAGAGAAACAGGATTATATGTATTTGCCAAACCAACTGTGGATTCTTGCCCGCCACCCGATGCGCCATGAGTATATTTTAGACTTGTGCTTCCGATATATGCATTGGCACCACCGGAAGTATCAATTTCAAGCAAAGATGCATTATGAACTCTTCCCATTGGCCATGGTCGTGTAGTAAAACCTCCATATGCTCTGGTTCCCGAAGAGGTGTCAGGAATATCATAGTCATCTATAGGCTCATCAAAGAGAGAATACCCAGAGTGCATCCAATTCTTCACACCGACACTCGCAAACTGTTCGATGAATCCGCGACCTATTGCGTTGTCTGGGGATTGTGTCCAGCCTGTGGTTCCTATGCGGACAACACCAGGCCCGGCTGCATCTGTACTCAGGTTTGCAAAGTAGATTGCCTGATTGTTTGGAGTACCATCTGGATTTGTTGCAAAGTCAGTATGAATCCAAATGTCGCCATTTCCTGTTGCCGGGCCTGTCGATGAGCCATAACCAAAACGGTCATCAATCATGTCTGTGTTTGAACTTGTTTCAAAGAACACAAAAAGTTCTGCATCGGCGGCTGTCGCAGCCTTTGCTGCATCTGCGAGTGCCTTCTGGGTATCGTACACAAGAGTTCCCGGCGTCGAGTCATCGCCAATAATGGCAGCAGCATCTGGAGTTCTCAGGTCTTCTGTGGAATACCATCCAGATTCATCGGCATGATTATGCGGTGCAGTATTTGCATGATAAACTTTTCTTGAAGTATAGTTTGAAGTGTTCTGATGATAACGGAATACAATATTATTATTTGCGACATCAACCCAAAGATCACCAAAGGGAGTCACATTGGGTTCGCCCGACTTTGGAAAAGTCGATGGGTCTGGGCCCAAATAATTTGGATTTCCACTATTTGGTTCATAGTGAGTGACAATCTTTCCGTCTGCAATGGCTCTGGCAAAATCAAGTTGGCTCTTTGAAGAAGGTTCTTGGAATGGACTTGGATTTATTCTTTCGCCAGCAACTTCTTCCAATTGTGCCGCACTTATCCATATTGTATTTCCGACAAGCGATCCTGTATACGAATGAAATCGAAGTTCATCAACTTCATTATATTTAATTTTTGCGGCTGTCGCGCCATTATCTTCAAAGATTCCTGCTGCCGTATGATTGTCCTTATCAATTTGACTACCAACCACAAAGCTCTCGGAAGATAAATCCAAAACACCAGAAACTCTTTCCCAGCCAGATGCGGCAGCATCGGTTACCGGAATCCATCTGGAAGGAACAGCCCCCGTTCCCACAGGAGCCATCTCAAAACTATTCATATATACTGCATTTGCTTTTTTGTTTTCAGAGTTTCTTACAATAAAATCTTGTAAATAAAATTTTCCACCTGGGGCAGTTGTCGGAGTGGCAAAGTCCGTTCGGATGTAGAAAGAGTAAATCCACTTCTTGCCCTTTGGAACTCTGATATAATTATATGGGTCCGTGAAATATACAGGATGGTCAAATGTCCCCGCTCCGATATATAAATGAGATTCATACCAGTCGGTCCACGGGTCATCTTCTGAACCAAAGGTTCCGCCGAGAACATTGTTTGTCGTGACAACAAGGCTGCCAGAATCTCCATATCCATATGTTGTATTTGTTGTATGTGTATTATGCTGCCAACCATAAAATTGATATGGGGCCCCGGGATGTTCATTGTGCCAATCGGGGTTCGCGCCAGCAGTATTCCTGTCTGGTCGATTTAAATAAGTTATCTGATGATTATAGTCATTTGGATCTTCATCAAATGTAGAAAATGCCTTGGACATCCAGTTGCTTCCAATTCCTTCTGTGAATGTCTTCAGGAACCCTCGGCCAATTGCACTTTCTGGTCTTTGTTGCCACTCAGGAATGGCATCATTCCACACAAAAATTGAACCTGTGTTTGCCGTGCCGTCTGACTTTAATACATTATCAATTTGAATCCAGACATCACCATTTCCACTTGCAGTTTGTGCAGGAGTATGGACTGCAAAGAAAGACTGAATTTCTCTGTCGGCGGCCGCCTGTGCTGTTGCTGCATTGGCAAGTGCCTCATGGGCAGTCGTGTTTGCATTGACGCCAATGATGGTTCGCGGGTCTTCTGTCGAGTACCATCCAGAAGGAGCCTCTGGATCTGTGCTTGCCGTCCAGAACATTGTCTGTGCAGAATTGTCTGAGGTGTTCTGATGATACCTAAAAATCAGATTGTTGTTTGATGTATTGTGCCAGCTATCTCCGTGGGGTTCTGGATTGGGCAGACCCTGCTTTGGAGTGATGGTTGGATTTGGGCCCCAATGTGTTCCCGAGAGATCATCTGGATAATGGGTTTCATATCGTGTGAGAATCTTGCCGTCTGTGATTTGGCGGCCGAAGATAATATCGGTTCTGTCTGTGGGTCGCTTGAATTCAGACGGGGTAACTATATCAGATGCAACTTCTTCAAGCTGGAATCCAGAGAACCACATGGTATTGCCTACTGCTCGCCGAAAGCCCTCGGCTTGTTCGCCCCATCTCGGGCCCAAATGAATAACCATGCTATCTACATTGGCAGCATACAGAGGTTCGTATGGCGCGTCGCCAACATCTGGCCCAGCCCCATACACAAGCCATCCGTTGCCAGGTGCATCATACCCTAAAGTCGGATGGTAATGCCCTTTCCCATTTCCGCCCGCAGGAGCCCACGGAACGTCTCCGTCCTTCCATCCCATATCATGTTCGGTATCCGTAAAATCAATAACAGTAGATCTGCGTACCCACACATTTGCTTCATCAATATCTGGATGTATCGACTTGGCCTCATTTGATCTTAGGTATGCCACATTTGCGTTTGGATTCTGGGTATCCTTTAAATTTAATTGAATAATATATGGATTATGGGCGCCTGTGGCTAATGTATCATTATCTCCAGATACATAATAAGAAAATACCCAACGTCTTCCTGTTGGAATTTTGATTGCCCAAGTTCCATTATGAGCAGCAGAAGTAGTATCGTCATAGTAATTGACGTTGGCAAATGTCACCTCTAGGCCGGAAGGAGTAAGAGGTGACCTAATTCGTAAACTATTTCCCCCAGGAATTTCTGAGGGCGACCTTGTGGTATCAATGGTTACATTTGCCAGGCCGTTCTCCGCAATACCTCCCCCACCCTCCACCGTCATAGGATATGGTTCTTGTCCTGTACGCGAAACTTTCCCCACCCCTGGTTCGTGACCTCTAAATATGTCATAATCAGCCGGGTCATCAAAGGTAGAATACCCTCTTGAAATAATATTATCACCACGCTGATAGGCTCCAGAGACACCTGCTGCAAAACTCTCAAGATATGAAAGACCAATTGCATTTTCTGGGGCAGGATTCCAATATTGTGTTGCTGTTACAGAGTCTTGAATTGCAGGAGGAGATGTTGATAATGTATTTGAAATATAAAGAGATGCCACATTTGGAGTTCCGTCAAGATTTACTGGGTAGTCAGTAACAACCCAAATGTCACCGTTTCCAGATGCAGCAGGAACATTAGAAAGTAAAGCAAAGAACGCAAGAATTTCTCTGTCGGCTGCTGCCTGTGCGACTGCCGCAGATGAGTATGCATCGTCTGCACGGCCCTGGGCAGCAAGTGCAGCAGCATTGGCATTATACGAAGACGCAAGTGCATTGGCAACCCGGTCATCTTCTGTCGAGTACCATGCAGAACGGTCAGAAAGTTCATTAAAGGTAAATGGAGAACCCGGATGCCACACAATTGTCTGAGCAGTATAATTTGAATTATTCTGATTGTATACAAATTCAATATTATTGTTTGATGTGTTGACCCATCGGTCGCCATGCGGAGACGGATTGTCCAGCCTGTCCTTGGGAGTGAACTCTGGATCTGGCCCAAAGTATGGATTGGAACCATAGTTCGGACCATAATGATTTACAATCTTTCCGTCTGCAAGGGCCCGCGTATAATCATTGTTTGCATATCCTAAGAGATATGTGGTGCCAATTCCATTGTTTGGGGCTGGGTGCCAGTAGTGAACATCATCAGAAGGAGTATTGGCATTAGTGCCAGAAGTGTCTTCTTCCAACATGAATCCATCATACCAAATTGTGTTTCCTGAATGAATGGAGGTTCGTACAGAAGAACTTGATGACACGCCATCGGCAATAGTTAGTCTGGGCACAATCTCGTCAACATCATTCCAGGCAATTGGGGTGGCGGCTGCTCCGCCAGACGCTGTTCCTTCGGCAGTATAGACTGTGCTTAAAAGAGTGAAATTAGGCAATCCTGTGCCGTGTAAATTGGTCGGAACTTGGAGCCCTTCTCCGGGAATTGTAGAAGTATATCTAAGATCCAGAACCGCAGATTGCCGCTCCCATTTATTTTTTGCAGTAATATTTGCTCGGGCGTATCGGACAGAGGCAAGGTTCGCAGTCGGAGTTTCGGTATTTCTTAACCATATTGAAACCTCTTGCCCGTCAAAAGGGTCTGACGCAGAACTATACCAATCGGAGTCAGTATATGTCCAATATGAAAATATCCACTTTTTTCCTTTGGGAATTTTAATTCCCCCATAAGAATTTAATTGTGCCTCGGTATCCGCTCCCGGATGAGTGCCGGGGGGCCAATTTGCTCCTAGCGCAAACCCGTGATAATGTAACGACTCTTCTCGCATTCTATGTCGAATGCTTGCCCCACCAAATTTTGAATGAGTCGTGTCAATAGAAATATTTCCGGTCCATGACGGGGCCCCATAATAATTATCAATTTCAGAAATAGGATATTTAACAGATACACTATCGCGTCTATACTGGTCTTCTGGATATTCAAAAGTAGTATATGCTCTCGGCATATAGTTGGCACCCAGGTCAATATAGTGCGCTCCTGTATTTTGTGTATTTGCCCTATAGATTGCTCCTGTGTTTGCAGAACCATCTGCCTTTATTGCAAGATCGGTTTGAATCCAAACATCTCCGTTTCCTGAAGCATTTGGAATTGAATTTGTGGTCGAGGGATCAAAGAAAACCTGAATCTCTCTATCGGCTGCTGCCTGGGCGGTCGCCGCAGCCTGAACTGCACTATATGAAGTAGAGAGTGCATTGCCCGTTCTCAAGTCTTCTGTGGAGTACCATCCATCTGGAGAAGCCGAGGTGGCTGCATAATGAAAAGCTACCTGGGCAGAAGGAACTGCGGCATCAATATCATTCTGATGATAGCGGAAAACAATATTGTTGTTTGAAGTGTCAATCCAGAAGTCGCCATGCGGCTGTGGATTTGCAAGACCTGTCGGAGTTGTATTTGGAATTGGGCCCCAGGTGCCCTTGTCCGGCCCAGAAACAGTATAGTGGGTTCCAAAGTGAGTGACAATCTTTCCGTCTGTGAAATTTTGTGTCTGGACAGGAAGGGTCTTGAAGACCCATGATTCCAGAGTCTTTATTCCTTCTGGAACTGCGGTTGGTCTTGTGATTTTGCCAACAAGAAAGTCGCCATTTGCTGCGTCTGGAGTGAACTTAAAAACGCCGGTACTATTATCATACGCTTGCCACGATTCAGATACAGGTTCCCATTCGACTGTAATAAAATGGTCATGACTTCCCATGCCAGCAGGGCTCGAAAATCGCACGGAAGCACTTTGATTGGTATACATAATATACCTTGCTTCAGTAGTTTCGCCCGTGCCGCCAGCCCCTTCAAGCCTTGTGTGAATGGCCCCAGTTTCGGGAATCCCATAACCCCCAGATTCTGGATACCACAACTTTCCGGTTGGTCCGACGAAATCAACTCCTCCGCGATTGTATGCAGAAAACTCTCCCTCGGCCGAGGTGGAGGTGCCGGGTTCAAACTCCTGGGTCGAATTCTTATAGAACACCACATTGCCTGTCGCGCCCACTCCCATGATGCCATTGGCTTCTGGATACACAGGGAACGGAAGGTCGCTGGTTCCGAATGCACTTATGGCAAGAGAGTCTGCCCGCGATGCCGTTTCTCCGGCAGTCCATGCCTCAAGATAGACCTGACCAATTGCACTATCGGGAGATTGTTCCCAAGCGCCGGACCCTGGTGCCCTTGCAACATATATTGAACTTGTATTCAGCGTTGCAAAACTATCTGTATCAATCCATATATCACCATTTCCCGAAGCGACTGGTGGTGATGAATTATTAAGTGAACCAGTTTCAAAGAATGCAAAGATTTCTCTGTCGGCGGCCGCCCGAGCCGATGCCGCATTTGCGAGCGCATCATAGGAAGTAGAGAGTGCATTGCCTGTCCTCAAGTCTTCTGTTGTATACCAGCCATCTCCGTTTGTTACAGATGTCCAGAAAATATTTTGAGCAGTCGGAATTGCATTAAAATCATTCTGGTGATACCTGAAAATGATATTATTATTTCCTGTATCAATCCAGAAGTCTCCGTGCGGTTGTGGATTCGGAAGCCCTGTCGGAGTCGTATTTGGAATGGGTCCATGCTGGCCGCCATTGTCTCTGGAATCATAATAATGGGTAACAATCTTTCCATCTGTAATTTTTCTTCCGAATACAATTGCAGTCCCATCAGAGGGTTCTTTGAATTGTGACGGAGCATATACGTTGTCTGGGACTTCTTCTAGTTGGAGGGCATCGAACCATGCGTGTACATTATGGGTCGAGCCTGCTTTGACTCCTGAAGAATCTACCGCAACGGCATCCAATCGAATCATCATAGAATTTAGATTTGCTGCATATGGTTTTGACCAAGGGGTAGAGTCTCCAGTACCGACTAAAATATGGGATGGGTCGGCAGGGGCTAATGAACTTATTCCATCAACAAGACCCCTTCCATAAAGTTCTGAATCATATTCAGTAATATCAAGATCGGTGTGTGTGGCATTTGCTCCCGTGAGGTCAAAATATACCCACATTCGTTCCCACTCATTATTGGCGCTGAGTCTTCCCTTGCCATTGGTGGAATTGAAAACCGTTACTATGTTTGCCGATGGGCTATCTTTGTCTCGAAGGCCTAGGGCGGGGGCAATGCGAGTTTGAAGTGCATTATTCGATTTCGCATACCATGACAAAATCCATTTTTTTCCTCTTGGAAGATGAACTGCTGGATAATTATACGAGCCTCGGGTCCAAAGGCCCTGGCGCGTAAATCGTGCCCAAACTTCACTATTTCCCGAAACCTCTAACGAATTTGTTCCAACCCAGCCAGAAGTTGTATTAATGCTTATTACAGTATCTTTAGGAGTGCCACTAAGCGAGCTATGCGATACAAGAAAAAATGGATATGGAAGATTTGTTTGTGTGGGGTCTAATGAAATATCATAATCACTCAGAGGAGCATCAAAGAGAGAATATCCTCTTGGCATAATATTAGTGCCACGATCAAATACTCCAGAGACACCCGAAGAATAACTTTCAAGATACATCAAACCAATTGCATTGTTTGGCCCATAGTTCCAGAAAAGGTCACTCCCTGCTCCAATTCCGGGAATGCCCGAAGTGGTATTTGAAACAAAGATTGAATTTAAATTCTTGGTTCCTGTGGAATCAATTGCGGTGTCTGTCTTGATCCAGACATCACCATTGCTTGTGGCAGTCGGCGCACCAATCTCAAAGAATGCAAGGATTTCCCTGTCGGCGGCCGCCTGTGCATCTGCTGCTCTCGAAAGTGCATTTGCTGCGCTGTCATCTATTATTTGATCGGCGGCAATCCTTGCATTTCTTTCTGAGTCTACAAGACCTGTTGCATCTCCTGCGGCACCATCCTGAAAGTCCCACCATCCTGTTGGCTTTGTTGTCTCGTCCCAAAGACCAGATGTTGCAGTATTGTGAACCGTCTGGGCCCAGGCACCCAGGCCTGTTGAAATATATCCCTTATGGGCTGCCGAAACAAATCCGTCTTCTGTGCTTACCTTATAGTGTGAATTATTACTAAATGCAGTATTTGTTCTATAGATATAAAGATGATTCTCTGGAGGATTTCCGAATATGTCATACCATTGGTCGCCTTCTGGATTTCTATTTAATTCTCCCGTAGAAAGAACGGCGACATTCGGACCATAAAACGGATAGACTTCTGCGGACCTTGGGACATAGAAATTAATTTGAGCCCTGTCTGCCAAATCTCTTCCTTCGAGGCCAACAATATATGCACGCCCAGTAGGATTGGTGCGGTCGCTTCTCCATGCCAGCCCCACCGTCGAACCAGAAGAAGTCTCTGTTGCAGAAGAATCGTCAAAGCCGCCGCCCGAATTGGCATACCTGAAAATTGCATTGGTACTCCACGACCCATCAAGATGCCTGCCGTAGATACTCGTATTAATCCATATGTCATTGTATGTCCATGCAACATCAGACTGAGCATTCCCATAGGTTCCACTCGTAGGAGCAGCAGAACCTTCTTCTGTAAAATAAATAACATTCTGATTATCAAGAAGCCCCAAAGATTTTGTTGCATTGGCAGACGCATTGGCAGCAAGATCATATGCAAGAATTGCCTGATCCATTGCCGTGTTTGCAGCCGTTTCGGCATAGTCGAGTACATGAGCAATGCCACCCAACAGATCGTTCCTTATGCTGTCAACGGTTACCATTTCTCCGTTGATTTCAATCTGTGCGGCACGGCCGGACCAGCGGGTTACTTGGTCGATCCCATCTGTCTGTGCATTGAACGAACTGAGTGTGGCAATAATAAAATCATTGGCATTGACAGTAAACGTGGTGGTCGCATTCTGCCCATTGTCGTAATACCATACTCCAGAAGTTGGATGTATCTTTCCTGTGTCTGGATGATATTTGGTTACTGCAATAAAATCATTGGAAACATTTTCATATCCGGCTGCCATCGGGAATCGGTTCTCTTCGTGCGGCCAGGTGCCTCCGACGAATGCAATATGTCGGGTTCCTGTATTTGAACCCCCAGTTCGCACTCCGTTATTTAAGTTGGTTACGACGCCGCGACCAGTATTTGCAACTTCCCAAAAGTATCCGTTGTCTGGATGAATGACAAAGAACCTGTTTCTTGGATTATTTTCGGTATTTACCAGAGCAACAAAACCAGTATTGGCTGGAGTGGTATTGTCGGATTGTTTAAATTCTTTATTTACATGTAGATCTGCAAACAGAGTTCCGCCGGATGCCATTCCCAATGGGGGATTTATGATTACATCAGAAATTACTCCGCCCTCTGGAGTGGTTGCCTCGCGTTCGGCATACCGATAAATGTTTGTGAGTGCCCCTACTGATCCATTGGCATCCACACGGGCAACAATACAATCTCTGTCAGTCGGCGTGAATGTAGAAAACTTTCCTTCATCTTGATTGTAGTACCATCGCGGAGGAGTGCCGAGCGGAAAGGCTGCAACAAAATCTGGAGAATGGCCAGTCTGTAATGTAAATCGAGAGCTTGGTGTGCCCGCTGCCACTTGCTCGTCTGTTCTATCTGCACCCACAAATGTAATATATCGAGTCCCTGGAAAATCTTCAAGGCTTGTAAGAACACCATAGGCACCGTTTACTGTATGAAGTGTGCTGTCGTTTGGATCATTTGTTCCGGGATGGATAAAAGTAAATTCAGTATTTGGATTATTTCTCGAATTTGTGAGTTGGACTTCACCTGAGTTTGCAGTATGATTCCATTGGTTTAAATGAATATCTGCAAAAAGAATTCCACCAACCGGAATATTAATGGCAGGAGCAGAAGTTAATGCCTCTGGAGCAGTAATCGAATCTGGAGATTTCGGAGGCTGGAGAACTCCAGAAAGAATGTTGCCAGAAATATCTGTTTTGATTTTACCGACAACCAGAAAGTCGTCTTCATGTAGTCGATTGCCAGACTGAAGAGAATCAATGGAATACCATGTGTCATTTGCATGGGGATGATATACCCATCCGCCGACTGTGGGTGTTCCTAGAACATAGAGGCCATATTCACCAAGAAGAGTGTTTGCATGATACTTTTGCTGGGCACCAATATCAGAATCCCATTTTTGCGTGTTGGCCAAAAACAAAATATAGGCATCTTGATTTTTGACTACATTCTTTCCGCCAGTAAAAATAGAACCCGGAGGAGCATTTGATGCAATTCCGTTGTACTGAATTGTTCCGTTTGCAAGTGCGCTTCCGATAGATGCCGTGCCATCAACAGTATTGGCAATATATAATGACTGTGCGCTGGAAACAATGGCATCAGAATCGGTTCCTGACGTTGCCAAGAATCCGACGTTGGCCATAAGCCCGGTGGAGTTACTTTCCTCAAATGCCAATCCGTAGAGATAGGACGATGCACTTGAGTCAAGGTCTGCAAGGCTTCGGCCAGCCCACTCGGCAAATGGATTTATTCCACTTCCAGAAATCTTGACCTTGCCATCAGGACCGTAAATTTTAATGTCCGTTCCCTTGATGGTTCCGTCTTTGGATATGCTCCACCCGGCAGCATAGTCGTCGTTTGCAACCAATCCGTCTACATATAAGCCAGCCGAAGTGGGGTGGCTGGCTGGGGCAATAACCCTTGCCGCAGGAGACGAAATCATATTCTTTATGTGTGCATCATCAATTGCTGCATATGCAATATATGCGCCCGTGATTCTTCCCTCTTGGTCAATTCTTGCATCGGGATGCATAAAATTGAATGCCAGGCCATCCAGATACCAATCATAATCATCATCACCACCAATGGATGTCGCAGTCCCGGCGCCGCCACTCAATTCAATCCCGGCGTCTGCCGAATCATAAGTCTGCCCCAAAGCAGAACTTGCAATAATTTCAATCTTTAGTTTGGTAATTTCTCGGTTCGGAGGAGTATGCGCTCGCCATGCGGCGGTCTGCCAACTCCCAAGCGTATGCAAAGGAAATGTAGGAGAAATAAACGTATTTGAATACTCGGAAGCCCATGTTTTTCCGACAACAGACGAAAGGTCGCTGTTAGCTTTTTCTCTATGTGTCAGCGTGATCGCAAGGCCGGGTTCTCCTGAACCATAATACTCAAACTTATATGAATATGTTCCTTGGACAAAGACATTGGCATAAAGAGGTTCTGGAAATTCGACCTCTCGTTCCCAGACAGATCCTATGCTCTGGGCCCATCGGGCGCTATAGGAACCAAGAACACTATCCGAAGACTTTTCAACTTTATCTGTGCCGGATGTCTGAATATATCCATTGGCCACAGGAAAATTAAGTTCATCAAAATACCATGTATCAAATTTTGGATTAAATCCCCAAAACTCGGCGGTGTCCACAGACGTAGACAAAATTCCGGCAGGGACAACCAGGCCAGTGGCAGTAATGGCACCATCGACATGGAGTTTTGTTTCTGGAGCCTCAGTACCTATGCCAACTCTGTTGTCATCACCAAGATGCACCAATGCAGAATTGCTACTTCTGCTTTTGAGAGTCTTTATATTTATCGGTGAATCAAACTTGGGCATTAATTAAAACGTCCTATTTTTTCAAAAGTTGTTGAAGTAAATCTTTCATTTCACTTATTTCATTTTTAAGTTCATATACTTCAGATTTAATATTATTTAGGTCGTTTTCTTGATTTTTTAATTTTTGTGTCTGCTCTTCTTTCAGTTTATGTTCATTGAATGCACGAACATTCGTAGAAACCAATGCCCCATTGTCTTCGTCTTTCATATAGTCTGGATTATCTGTTTTAACCAAACGTGACATTATTATAAAACCATTTTTATTTTTTTAAAATACGGCAATTGCTCGAAGAGAATTAACGACAGGAACCTTGGCTGGGTTGTCAGCCAAAGTAACAACCTTGATTGCAAAAGTTTTAAAACTGTCATAGGTCACCCCGGCATCTGTTGTATATGAAATTATTTCATCAGAATCAAACACATATTCATGAACTCCTCCAGAGAGATTAGATGCGCCTTCAAATGTAGACTGGGGCCCAGAGAAAAAGTCTTCGTCTGGGGTCGTTCTTGTCATGAGCTTCCATTTCTTTCGATTAATATCTTCTGCATCTTCTTCTGCAAGAACCTTATGATATACATACATACTCGACCCATAGGGTTGTTGTGCCGTCAAATAAACTCGAATGCCTCTTGCAGTCATTCCTGCTGCAAGATTGACTGGGCGAGTGACATATCGAGCCTTTGCATTTCCTCCTTCTTGACCTTCTTCGGATAAAATTTCAAAGGCAGAACCTCCGGCAGATGCAGAACCCATTGTACCTGAATTGCTGACTACAATATCTTTTGAAGTATAAAACCCCTTTCCAGATTCTGTTTTTTCAGTTCCGCCAGAGTCACACATGACAAGAGACTTAATTCTATCGCTTCCATCGACTGTCACCTTAAAATATGCAGTTTCTGTGCTTCCCCCGCCGTTCACCTGAAACCTGTCGTTGTTTTGATAATTTGAACCCACAGCCGAAATATTAATATTTTCTTTCCTTAGGCCTCCCGAATTAATTTCATTTCGTATAGGAACAATATAAGAATTTCTTGCATCAATCACAGGAGACACATCTGGATTTGTCGTACTCAACTCGAAACTTGCCTTGAATGATGCATCGCCATATGATTTTCCTGCATATAATTTCATTCTTTCTGGCATGTCGCGGGTTCCTGTGTCCTCTGTTTCAGAAAACAATGAACCAGATTCTCCCTCAATAACAGAAAGGGTTCCTTCGGAATCCGAAGATTTCTGAGCATAAACAGATCCAGTAATCTTTGTCGAAGAACGATTCGGAATTATTGTAGAAAACATATTTAATTTAAGTCTGTCATATTCAAAATGAGAATCCAAATTTGTTCCTGCAACAAAGTCCACATCTCCAATCTCAGGAGAAATTTTACTTCCACCAAAGGTGCATTGGTTCACCCTGAACATCAAGTCCTGCCATTGATCTGGGGTCCATGTTCTTCCGTTCTGTGACCTGAAAAATGAACCGCCATATTGTTTGGCATATGTTCCGCTGACCTTTTCGTAGCCATCATCATCAAATTGAGCCAATGTCTTGTCTCCAACAACTGCCTCGCCACGGGTATCTGCAATCCAGCACCGATATGAACTGTCATTCGACCGAATAACAATTGAATATTCTCCCGGTTCCAAGTAATGAGGATAATCAAATTCAAATCGCGTATATGCAAATTCATCATTAAAATTAGGAAAAGAAACTGCCTTTGCACCTTCGACCTCTACAGTTTCTGTATGATGGTCTATTGGGCTTTCCCAAGGAGGCAGCGCAAAATCTTCTACACTATGCCCACTTGCAACATGCACCTTATTTGGATATAGCATCTTGGACGCAATAAATTTTTCCGAATGAGGAAATCCATTAATGGTTGGGCGAATTTCTAAAAACACAGGAATTTGTCCTCCCCACTCTGGCTTGCTCTGAAAACAAACATCAATACTCGGAACAAATACTCCATCTGGATGTGCAATTCCATTTATTAAAAAGGTCTGTGCAATTGGATCATTATATCCATCGCAAAGCTCCCCCATCATTTCTTCTTTTGTCTTAATCAGGCCAGGCAATGCCGCCTTGATGTCTTCAAGTTCAGTAGACACCGTTGCAGTTGCTTCAAATCCCTTATAATGATGGGGCATTGATACCGAGACATTGGGAATTTCAATAGTGGAATCATCAATGTCTGTGACCACAGACACACCGGGATCAGTTATTTCAATTCCAGTAATTTCTCCGGCTGCATCAGTAATTGCATTTCCCTGGGCACCAAGAATTTCTCCTCCCCAAAAAAGAATCTTTGGAACATATCCACCTTGGGCAGAGGCGCCTGGAGGGACAACTCCATTTACATCAAAATCGTCCAGACCCAGACCGCGCCAATTTGAACCAACTCCATGATTTCCGTGGTCATCTCGTTCTTGTTGTGCGCCAAGAGGATCAATGCACTTTGTCACTCCAAGAAAGGCTCGATTTCCATACTTGACCCACCAAATAGAACTTGCAGCAAATTTTTCATCCAAATCAGGAAGACCCGAAGACTCTCCGAGGCCAGGGTCGGCAATCCCTCCAGTAGAAGCTCCAAACTGACCACCACCATGCCCTCCAAATGAAGCATTTTTATGAGCCTTAGTCCACCTTCTTAAATTATGAAACATTCCCCCGGCATGATGCCAATGTTCTTCATGCCTCCAGCTTTGCCTTCTTCCCAACCAGTCGCCACCTTGCCCCACATGGCCGCCCCATTGAGGATTTGAATGCGACCCTAAATTGCCTGCCGAACCTGCGCCAACCAATTCTTCTTCAATCGTATCCGCATCACTCTGACTCGTGGCCCACCATTTTGCATATGCGTCAATCGGGGCCCCCGATGCATCCTGACGGGCACCTGCAATCAAAACCCAACTTCCATCATTTCCTAATCTTTGTTCATGAGTAAAAAAGGATGCCTGATCGCCGCCTTGGGAATCTTCCCAATTCCACACACCCTCAAGACTTCCTCCAGACTTAGTAGACGGATCTTGATTTCTGGTCATTCCTGTCTTTGCGCGTTCCCAGTCTAATTTCGGTCTGGGGCCATATACAACCCGATACCCATGTTCACAACAGGGGGATAATAGATACCCATCAGGGTCGCCCATATGAGTAACATCAAATCCTAACCATCCTAATTTTTTAAGACAGTCTAAATGTTGTAATCTTGTGTCCGAAGTGTGCATCGGCATTGGCTAAAATCTCCTAAACATTTCTACATTTATTCAATTTGCACGCCACCGTGAATTGAATAATATTTTTCATAAATTCCTGGGAATTCATCCTTCAAGTATTGCCAGACACCAGACAATGAAGATGCCAACAATTCTTGAGTGGTTTCGCTAATTGTGCCAAATTCTCCGCCGCCCTGGACAAATGCAATCCCATGTGTATTGATTGCAGTCCATGTTCCGTTTGCGACCTCTACCCCGGTAACAACAGCCAAACGACCTTCTGTTCCATCCTCATTATTTACAGCCGGAACATATCCAAGATCTTCTGGGTGGTCATTTATTCGGAAAGCATTCAGACGACTTCTCACCTCTTTCAACATTTCCAATCTCTTCGGTGAAGCCTCAACTTCTTCTTGTTCTTGGCCTTCTGCATGATAATATGCAGAAGCATAACTACTCACCAACCACTCTTCTTTACTATACCTATCAATAATTTCAACCAATTTTCTTCCGGCAGTCCACTCAGTTCTTGTGCTAGAAGGAAGATGCAATATACCCAACTTTTCTCCATAATGATTTGTCATGTCTCCCCGCGAACCGACTTGAGTTATTCCTTGCTCTCTGTTATTTGGATTAATAGATCGCATTCCAATTGTATAGACGCTGGTTCCGTCAATGGCAGTTGAAAGCCCGGTCGAACCCTGTGCCGTAGAAACCAATTCAATAACAGGAGTATTGGTTGACCCTTCGGTATATATTAAATTGTTTGCTTTGCATTCCTGACCAGCACCTGCTCCCTCTACAATTTTAATTATTGTCTCTTTCGGAAGACCCAAGTTCTTGTCGAGTTTTGTGTCATCTCCAAAATTGTTTGGAACATATCTATGGGCGTCTGGAGACAAATGAATATGAGTAGTGTTTGAAGACGTATTTCTGGCTTGCCCAGAATAATGCCCATTATAATAATGAGTTGTTCCTCCGGTTGTCAGAGTTGCAATTGCACCAGAATTAAATCCTGTGATTGTTCTTCCAGATGCCGTTCCCTGGAAACCATGAGATTTAATATCTGCGCCGGAAGCTGCCCAGTTTGCATCATAATACCCATCTGCAAATTGACTATATTTAATCTGACCAGACTCTTCATTAAATTCAGGAACAATATATCCAATCAGAGTACCTTCGGCGGCTGTCTTGGAGTCTCGAAAGTTGGGCTCTCGGACGGCAAGAAGAACTGCATTTGCTGTTTCGGCCCCAGAGGACAATCTAATGACTTCATATGAACCATCAATTTCAGGTTGAAACAAGTCTGTTCCTGTACGAGAAAGGTAAATTTCATTTGCACGACTAAAGTATCGCTCGACTCCGACATTTTCAAACAAGACTGTTGCCTTATGATTTGGCTTTAAGCCCTCTCCGTGTATAATAACATCTCTGGAACGAATATACGGAAGAATGCCCGTATTTTTTATCATCCCATCGGTAAGGCCATGTGTGGTAATGGCGGCATCAATTTCACTTGTATTAAATTTTTGGTCTGTTACTCCTTGTAGAGAGATATTTTTTCCAACTTCTGCTGCATTCATACTTTCGTCTGAATTATGAAAAGAAGTTCCAATTATATCGTCACCCGGACGAAGAGCCCCGGAAATATCATCCCAAAAATCTGGCATTGCCTTAATTGCATTTGCAATATCGTCATAAAGAAGCTGCTGCCCATCATCTCCTTCATACTTAGGATCGGTTTCGTCAATTCCCGCAAGATTATCAAGAACACCATTTACAAACGAATTGTATTCTGGAATCTTTGTCGTATCCATCCATCGGTCATTGTCCGGGGTTACCCTAAGAGTTCCTGTAAAATTTTGAAGGTCAAATGGATTAACACTTTCTGCGTCTGTGGCTACTGGCTGAGTAATTAACGGCTTTACTGTATAGTCCAACATGACCACTTCTGGGCGAGTTGCTCGCGCTCCGGTTGTTGCAATCCCTGCCGAATGCTTGGTTTCGTCCGAATACGTCGCCATGTGTAAATTATAGGCTCCCCGCGTTCCGGGGATTCCTCGGGGTCGCATGACTCCCTTTCCAACTGCCGAACCATTTTTTAGGACATCAACAACGCCATGCCCATTAAAATTATCTACAAGAATGCCATTCTTGAAACGAGAAGTTCCGTCTGCAAAAGTAACATCCATTTCAGATGCAGCCTTTTCAAGTGCATTCAAAGAAACATAATATTCAAGATTTTCTACTCTTTTGGCTAATCTGCCAATATCTTTCATGGTATGGCGGCGAGCAAGATTTTCTTTAATTTGAACTTCTTTTGATTCAAACGTATAAGGAGGAATTTCAAGAGTAAAAAGAGTTAATGATTTATCATTGTCATCATCCTTCGGAGGATATGGATTTACAGCCGAAGTGCCTCTAATCATTTTATAATTACCATCATCCGTTACAACCAATTTATCAATTCTTCCTGAAAAATGCTTTAATTTGACAGGAGTTGTCATGGGATTCGTTCTCAGGGCCAAGCCTGCACCACCACCCCGGCCAGCCTTGATTGATGATCTTGTCGGAATTGGTGCCATCAAAGAATCTGATATGGTATCACTCGTTCGTGTATTTGAAGAAACATAGGCTCGAAAATCTAGCATATTACGAAGTGGATATGTCTTCTTTCCTCGACTGGTATATACCGGAATTTCGCTATATTTTAAATCTGCTTCAGTAAGAGTCTTAATTTTTCCGGCAACAGTTGCCCCTTCTCCTGCTGCTGCATCTGGATTGAATCCTTTAATAAATTCATCGGCAACAAATTTTGCAGTCGTGCTTGACGGAGAAGAAGTCACATCAATCAAACTAACCTTTGCATAATTTCCTGTATTATTTGCATACTCGGCAACATAGGCAGACACCCCAGAATTTGAAGTAATTCTTTGCCCAACTTTAAATCCGGCTGTAGAAACAGAACTAAGAACAATATCTGTTGTATATTGATAAGAATCAACAGAAAAATAACTCGGGGAAGTAATGTTTTCTGCGGCGGCTGCTCCGTTAAAATCAGTTCCGCCCTTTGGCCCGGACATTCTCTTGAAATGGTCAAAGATAACAAAAAGATTTCCTGTCGGAGCATCAACGTCCGGCTTCAAAATAATAGAAGCATTGTCATAAAACATGTCTCGTTGCCCGGAGTCAAAACTAAATCGAGAAGTTACATCCTTGTCTGCATTTGCAATATCCGTATTGGCAGTTGTATTATCAACCTGATGAACCACCTTATGCAATTTAAATCCGTCTGGTTTCAATAAAGAAATTCGAGAACCCGAAGTTGTTCCATATCCGTCTGCAACATACACTTGCCCTCTGGAAAAATCTGTCAAATCTCCGCTGGCAGGCACAGTAATCGAATGCGATGTATTTGCAGCAATTCTACTCTTGTAAGCCGGGCTTGCAAATTCTGCCCGTGCAGTAAATATGAGAACATACTTCTGACCAGAAGCAAAATTGGGGCTGGTAGTGACTGTAATATTATCGGCACCATCGACCACAACTCGGGTAATCTTATCAGTCAAGATCTCGCCCGTGGTCATATTGGACAGAATAAAGTTCTCTTTTATTTCGGCTGTAGAATCAGTATCCAAAGTTGTACTATATGGATATGCCTTCGGTCGTGCAAAAAATACAAAATCGCTTGCCACCGGAGCAGTTCCAAAGTCTAAGGTGGCGGCGCTGCCTCCGGCGGTCTTGACAGAACATTCTGTATAATAAACTATAGTATTACCAGCCAAGCCACCGTCAAAAGTTCCAACCGTCTTTAGCGTCTTGGTTGCCTGACGGCCCGTAGAAAACAAAAGAGCATCTTCTCCCTCTGGCGTTTCTCCATACTTATTATATTTACACTCCCCATCAACTCGATTCCCATATACTTCATCAGTCAAAAGACTTATATCCTTATCCTTGATTCCAGATATTGGATCAATGTCCCACATTTGATTTAGTGTGGCTGGATATTGGCCGACACCTGTCGAAGTCATATTTTGATTATAGACAACAGATCGAGCCTGCTTCATTGTGAGGTTTATTGTATACTTATCTCCATATTGAGGTATGTATGGGGCCCCGTCCTCTTCTAGCGGTCTGTCAAGGATAACCATTCCTCGCTTTGACCACCCATTTCGTATATTGTATTTTGTTTCTGCCGAGGAGTTAGTTCCGACATAATCAACAATAGTTCTCGGAGAACAATTTCCTACCGAAATGCTTGCGCCAATATATGATCCATTCCATGCAGCCGAAGAATTTTCATCAAGAACGAGCGTAGAATACGGGCTTGTGTTTTTGCCAGACGTTCGATGAAGTGACATCGGGCTTCCTGTTGTAGATGCTCCTGAAAATTCACCGCCCGCAATAACAATTGCAGTTGCATTTGAAGTAACAACATCCCTAAAATCAACATTAAAATTGGCATCAGAAGAACCGACAGCAGAAATCTTATCGTTTGCAGTAATTCCGTTTGGCCAGGTCGAGTGTGTATACGTTGTAAAGGCTGCATTTCCTGTTGCAGAAACATCAGTAATAATATTTGTGACGCTCGTCACATTTGCAATTGGAGAACTCTGAAAATCGCCCAGCCAGAGACTATATACATCTCCAAGCCTTCCTGCCTGTTTTGATTTTGTCGATGCCTTTTTATTGTATACCATCTGAATGGGTCGGACGGTTCCAATCAAAGTGGAGTTCCATGTGTCTGTCGTGGTCAGCGAATGATCTCTTACCAGTTTATGAGGAACACAATGCACAGAAACTGCTTCTCCGCGACGGCCCTCAAGATCGGTGTCTGCGGTAGATTTTCCGGCACCAGAACCTACAACAAAAAGCCCATTTGCATTTTCTGGATGAGCAACCGCTGCCGCTCGATCATAGACCAAAACAAAATTATCTCCATAATCATTTTTTAGATTAAGATCTTCGGTAAGAAGATCACGACCCTTATCAACCTCAACAATATTTTGATGATTTAACGAATGGCGATTCCCCTTAACATAAGAAACCCCTTCTGATAATTTTGCAACAAGTTTTGGATTATCCCTTGTTGTCTTATTTTTAACATTAATATTGTATCCCTGAACAATATAATTTCCACTCTCTTCGTATGTTCGTTTGGCTAATTCACGACCCAGAACACTATAAATCCCATCTCCTGTTCCGTCTTCGCTGACCAAAAGATTTCCAGTATCAATTCTTGCAATTTCAATAAAATTTGGAACAGTTCTTTCATCAAAAAGAACTCCCTCTCCAATCTTAATTAAAGTTGTTTCTACTTTATATCTATCTGCACCGGGCGCCGAATAATTTGAAGTATGCGAAGATGGATCAAGACTTCGCGGATCAGTTTGGTCAATGGACTCACTTATTGCCAAGCCAACGCGATATGTTGTTGTATTATTATATTTGGCAAGTTTTATACTCCCACCTGCCGATTTAATAAAAAGACCCTTCCAAAAATAAACTCCCGGCTCGACAGTAAATGAAGAAGAAGACCCATAATGTCGTTGTTTATTCTGTGAATCTAATTCTAATGTAGTTACTGTATATCTGACCCTTCCGCTAACGGCATCACAAATTCTTAATGTTTCATCTGCACCAAATCCTTCATCTTCTCCCTTTAGCCATTTAAAATAAATTGTATCTGGATCATGAAGTTCGGCAGGAATCACTCCAGTAATTCTTGCCTCAACAGCAATATCTGCTCCGCCCGATGATGCCTGAGAAGTTTTTCTAATAAGAAGGCCGGGTGTGATGTCACGAATTCTGACAGGATTTCCGTGGATGTCTTGCGCCTTTACTGCCAGCCATTTTGTATCATTCCTGTCATATATAATTTTCCCTCCCCACACCTTTGCCCCATCTTTGAATATATGCTTACCAAGACGTTCAAGTTGATTTTGAAAGAAAGTTTGTATTTGTGTTAACTCTCTGGCCTGAACTGCCCGGCCAGGCTGAAACAACAAACGATAATATTGATTATCTTCATTAAAATCATCATAATATGGATGTCTGTTAAAGTCGATAGGCATGAGATTTCCTTTTAAAATCTAACTTCTTATATTATTTAGAACTCAAAAACAAATTTAAAATTTTCTTTTTGGTCTATTCTTCTTGTAATTGGAGAAATGTTTTCATGATATAATATTTCTCCTGTATATTTAGCAAGTTGAGGATTAATTACTGAATTCACAGGTTTTATTTCTGAATTAATTGGATACTTATGAAATGCCAAATTGGCACTTGCAATTGTTGCAGTATCTCCTAATCTATTATAAACAACATCTCCATTTGCAAACTGCCCCTGCACATCCGATAATGCCAAATATTGATTCTGAGAATCTCCACAAATACTATGAACTAGGCCCGATGCAGATTCAGATCCAACCGGGTCACTCGTATTGTACACCCTTTGGTCTTTTTCAAATTTAATACTGGTCGGAGAAGCAAAATAAAGAGTTGTTCGTGCATCATAAGACGCACCATATGCAGGCAGTCCAGTAACAGAATTTATTGGATTCTTTATCAAACCCACCTGTCGAATTTCATTATTATATCCTGCAAAAATTCCTGTCTGATGATCTTTTGGTAGAGGGGTTTCTGGAGAAACAATTACATATTTTGCATTCAATTCCATCAGAGGATTATATCCATGGCCTCCGCCCGATGGGGGAATTGCAAGATCTACCAATGCACCCGTACCGTCATACAGAGAATTTGTTGTGGCATGATAATGGCCCAAAACAGAAACAGTTGCATCTGAATTTGCATAATTAGTTCCGGTCAATGCAACATCAATAGAAGTAACATTTCCATATCTGTTAACATTTCCAATTCCCAAAAATCCTCGACCATTTATATCGCCAGATACAGTCACTATCGGACCAATCTTAAACATGTCTCCATTTGCAATATTACTGACCGAAGTATTAAAAAATAAATTTGTTGCCTTGTCTTGTGAATATCCAACATCTCTCTCGACACCATCAGGCCAAGAATCAGAAATTCTCCTATAAGTCCCCTTTGCTTTTCCTGATGTAATCATGAATGCACAATTATTATAGTAGTCTTGTTGGATCGCCAGACCAGAATCTGCAATTATTTTCAACTGGTTTGTTGCAGAGTTTGCATGAACCGTTGTGTAAATAGTTGCATTCGAGGCAAGAGCAGAATAGCTGCCATTGACAAATCCGTGGCCACGATAATATGCACCAATTCCTGTACTACTGTTTGCAGAAATGGGAAGATGAAGAATCCTTCCTAATTTACTAAAACTCGAAACATCTCCATCTCTGAATGCAGGAATTACGGTTGATGTTGCAAACTTTTTGAAAGTTGTTTCTGGAATGGTATACATATATTTCCAGACATATCCATCAATTTCTTTCGTGGCTCCCAAGTTTTTGTGTGTTGGTTTTGACGAAGATGGAGAATATCCATTGTTGTCAATACATTTATATACATCTCTGTCCATCACTCCTGCAAGAACATGATAATTGGTCCCCAACTTGGTGTTTGCAGAATGATACATTTCATATTTGGTTCCAGTCAACCAATCATTTCGCGTAATTCCAAGAGAAACTTGATTTCGATTGACACGAACCAAACCAGCCATTTTGTTCCATATATTATTATGATCTGCGGGAACATCATTTGCCGAAGGAGGATTGTCTTCGTCGGCCCAGGCGGCAACCTTTCCTACATAAAGATATATAGGATCTCTTGCAAATGAATGTGCAAATGTGTTTGCGTTGTATACGCTAAACTTTTTTCCAATAAAAGATGGCAAAGAGTATGTCTCCTGACAGATGTATATTACTATTTATAATACATTATTTAATAATTAATATTCCAATTATTTGCTCCAACTGCTGTGGGGGCATTGTATCTATATGGATGCGGATGATTATTTCCTGACACATACACCCAATCTATCTGGTTTACTGTTTCGGTGCCCTCATTCATATCATACTGCAAATATGTAATTTTCTTTCCTACCCATTCAGCCTGACCAGACAAGTCAAAATACTTCTCCGTCCAGACATTAAGCCCGTTGTGGCCATCATCTCCGAGATCAGGGAGGGAATGTAAGGTTTCACTATCATCGTTCTTCCATTTGAATGCATATGTGTTTGATGTTGGCTCCATTCCGGCGGCGGTCATCTTATATCTAAATCCTACCTTGTCATATGCGGCTCCATGAATGTGGGTCGGCAAGGTAATTTGCATTGTCTGTTGACCAGACCCGGTGACTTGAATATAATTATTGGAATCTCCGCCTTCCCACACATATGTAATGGGGACAGAGGAATGCTGGTTCAAAAACTCCCATCCATTTTGCGTGTTTGCATATTCCCACCGATATACTTCGGTTTCGTTTGTGGTTCCGTCTTTGTGAATTAGATGTTCTTGCAGTCTATATTTGTGAGCCAGATACCCTTCGACAAGTGCAATTTTTGTATTTGAAAGTTTTTCATTGAATACAACAATTTCTGCAATATCTCCGTCCCAACTTGCAGTTCCGTATGGATATTTTGCATTCACACCATGAGTTCCTGTGTCCCAAATTGTATTATTTGATGGTGCCCAGGCACCAATCGAAGTAACATAATTCTGCTGTAATTGATTACTCAACCCAGTTCGACTCAAATCGTTTGAAATATTATTAATTTCTGAATTTGAAAACCGACGACCATCAACATGGAAATTCAAAAGTTCGGAAGTTGACCCAGATGCAGCATTGATAGAAACACCAACAATTCTGAATACATTTTTTCCTGTGGCATAAGAAGTATTTGTCAAAGGTCTGGCAGTATTGGGAGAGGCGGCCCCGAACGTCGAAACCGTTGCCGTATTTGTCTGCTCAATTCCACCTGTTGAATTTGTTGTATTGATTAAAACGGCGCCCATTGTTCCATCAACATCATATCCTAAAGATAACGTTCCGGGCTGGTTTAATGCGCCGTCTGATAGAGAGTCCTTGTTTCCGCCATACCCAGAATTGATTATCATTGGATTAAGAGTGGAGTCATAAAATGAAGAATTGATTGTAAGATTAGATTGAACAACCGCCATGACTGTCCATGTATTTGCAACAGGAACGGAAAGTGTATTAGAAGCAAGACTCTTTGTTGCCTGTAAGCCTACAGTCGGAGGCTTGTCTGTTCCCGGGCCACCAATGGAACTCCATTCATATACCTTGCTTGCGCTTCCTGTGTGGTCAGACCACACATAGGCAGATCTCCTTGGCGTTGGATTATTGATTACTGTATTTGCCGAAAAGCGAATCGCAGGCATACCGTTAATTGCATTGGCAACATACTGAGGGGTATAAAAAATTCCACCATGAGTATTTGCATACACATGATGCTTGTTTGGGCTTCGGTCGTTCCATGAAATAACGTTTGCTCCAGAGTATCCTGGCTTGACATATGGAGTTTTATATGGGAAAACGGCATCATATCCATGAGCAGTCCCGCTTGTGCCCTCGCCCGTAAGGCCGGGAATCCAGCCATGAACAGTATTAGAATATTCTTCGAGCATAAACCCATCGAACCATTGTACTACATTTGCCGAATAGTCTCCTCCGGCTGGGATTCTATGAGGAATGCTTATTGACAGCCGGGCCCGGGTTGCCGGAGATCTCCGCATATCCAATGTTGTTGCATTTCTTTGCCATACATAGTTTTCTTGCAACCCATAGCCACGGACATGGCCCACCTGGCTATAAAAATCGGAATCTCCATACTCAGAAGATACATGAGAATGTGTGGAATTTACCCTTAAAACAGTAGAAGAATTTGCGGTAGCCAGGGTTGCAGACATCCCACTATAATTTTGTCCCTGAGCCACCTCAGTCATAACATTCGATGTCATTTCCCAATAACTAAGAACCCACATTTTGAATGGTTCTAATACAATTGGATAATAATAATCAGAGCGGCCGCCTGCCTGCCAATATTTTTGGTCATCTGGGTTATAGTGCAAGCCGACTTGGGAGAGTGTTGTCCAACTATCTGAAGTTAGTTTTAATATGTTTTTGTCCAAACCTCTTTTATTTTTTGTGTCCGCAGCCAATCCAAGACGGTCGCGGGCATCCCCACCATCAGAAAATAACATCGAAGACACCGAAGCATTATTTGCTGACACATTTCTATAGGTTTGGCCAATGTGGTCAAAATCGTCAGGAACAATTACACCAGTATCATCAAAGTCAGAAAACCAACCGAGGGGAAGACGATTTTTAGTTGAGCCAAAAACTGCATTTGAGGTTCCTCCCGGAACATCTCTCTTGACCTGAAAATTTTCTGGAACAACCGAATCTGCGCTCCACCATCCTGCAAGGGAATCCAGAGATTCCGGGGAGAAGGTGTCGAGGAGGTTTGTGTTGGAACGTTCTTTTACGTCAATTACATAGATGTCAGTGTTTCCAAAATTACCGACGCCTCTGGAAGAGGAAAAGGCAATCTGGGTGCCATCAGGGGACCATGCGGGGCCCCGATCAACCGCAACATTACTCGTCAGCCATATCGGATTACTTCCATCTTCGTTCATCACTTTAATATCAAAATTGTGATTGGGCGGGGCCGAATCGGCATGAGCCATATTCCATGATTGAATGGCAACCTTGGTGCCATCGGGGGACCACCGTGGATAGTAATCATTCATGACACCGGGGGGGTGGATAGAAGGAGAATGATTTGGGATTTTCGTCCGATTCGTCCCATCTGCATTCATCACAAAGATTTTATTGTAATTACCAGACCCAGCATCATTCGGATGCGGGTAGGAGTAAAAGCCAATCTTGGTGCCGTCAGGGGACCATGAAGGACCGCGATCACCCGTAGCACTATTCGTGAGTCTCGTCTGGTTTGTTCCATCTGCGTTTATCACATAGATTTGGTCCCTGAATTCGCCCTCGGCGATGGCTGTGTTTGCGACAAAGGCAATCTTGGTGCCATCGGGGGACCATGCGGGCTGCCGCTTTCTTGGAAGGTCGGCGATGGGCGCATCAGCCCGCAGGGGAGTCACCGACTGAGCATCATGTGTGAGTCTTGTTAAAGACGCTGCCGTGTGAAACGGAAATTCGTCGGTATCAACAACTCCGCCCGCATCCATCACATAAATCTCATTTTGATATGAACCAACAGGAGCATACGCATCAGCATCCCCCCACAGCCAGCTATGTATTTTTGACTCAAAGGCAATCTTGGTGCCATCGGGGGACCATGCAGGGTACAAGCCGGACCCCCACCCTGGCATGAGGCTCCGAACATTAGTTCCATCGACATCCATCTTAAAAATTTCATAGAGGGTCAGGGCGGGATTGGTATAGCGGGAGAAAGCAATCTGGGTGCCATCGGGGGACCATGCAGGGTATTGGTCGATGAGTAACGAATTGTCTGTAAGTTGTGTAATCTTCCCAGGCTTCACATCAATCATGTCACTCATTCTTCGAGAACTCTCTGAAATTGTCGTGCCGAACATCTTCATTCCGGCTGGATGAACTGCCTCGCGGACGACCGTTGCATAGTCTTTTATTTGTTGTTTGGAACGAATATCATATGCATAGATTTGCCAATAATGGCCATCCTGTATATGTGCCCCTGTTGTCGAAAGAAGACTCCGCTCGTCACTATAACTTCCGCTATGCATACCCAATTGAGTCTGCATGGGAGTAAGTTCTTCAAGAGAAATAAAATCAATCTGTGTGATTCCCTGTGAATATGTTGCACCATCTCCGGGCTCATTTACCTTGAAGGTTGGTTTGATGAAAGTGGTATTAAACGGAAGAAGCACTTCTCGATCTACTGCCTTCTGGGCAGAATTATAATATCGGGTTCCGCTCGTCAAATCCCTTCGGCCGCCATTGCCATAATTCTTTGCAGAATAGGGAGAACCTCCAACATTTCTTCTTGTTTCTCTTCCCTTGAAATATGCCGTATATACAAAAAACTCATCATCAATTGCCTGCTTATGAGAAACCAACCAAAGTGGATCTTCCCATTGATCTTTGTAATTGTCTGCACTCAACTTTCTGAGGTCATGACGAACGCAAGAAACTCCGGCCGAAAAGCGATTTCCTTCGGCAACAGATACGGCAGAATTTCCACCCAAATCCCTGGCACGAATGGACATTCGATAAAGACGATCCTCACCACCAATTCCCACATTCTTTGCAAATACAATATGTCTTTGATCGCCAGTCGCAGAAGCGAGCGTACTATTGTTTCCAATTTCTAATACAACCCCACCATATGAGCCATAGACATTGGAGACTAATTTAATTTCCCCGGTGCCGTCTCCGGTGGTATGCCATATTCCGGTATTGCTATAATCAATATTTGCAGACCCCCACGGAGGGTTTGTGCTATTTGCCCGCTGATGAACCAGCCCATCATACATAGAAATAACATTATTTGTAGATCCATACTGAAAATCCTCAAAAACCAACATACTTTTTGTCATGGGCAACACTATTGTATTTGAAACTGTCGAATTGACATCATCCACATAAATATCTTCAAAGAAATCAAAATTTCCAGATTGATCTGTCATGTATATGTGGGCTGTAGAACTTCCATGTTCAAGATATTTCATCGGGTCATAAATTTCAGTATTTGACACTCCAGAAGTATATGAAGTAGATGTGTTTCCAATTCTTCCTGTAATAAACGAGTCACTTCCCCCTGGAAGAACTTGGACCCGTTCTACAGTTCCGTATGCGCCCGAAGTGGCCCCAACAATCCTCGTATTCTCAATGTCATTCAGATTTTCAACATAATTAACCCTAATCCTAGATTCTTTTGTATAATTTCCTCCGCTGGCAATCAAAACATCCTGAAACGGATAATAGAGTTCAATTTCATCATTAAACAAAAGGCGAAAGAGCATCTTAAAGGAATCTTCTGTTCCTACTGCACGATAAAAATCAACTAGATTCTTATATAAAAGTCTTCGGTCGGCTGCATCTGCCACCTGTTGGGGAAGACCGTGGCCATATTGTTTTTGAAAAGACCCAATAAACTTATCAAGATCTGTTGTATCAATATCATTAATATCGGTAATAACCTTTGTTGCATGATCTGCGCCATAATAATGAGAAAGGCCGTCCGAAGTCGCAATTCCAGAATTAGCCTGAGCAAGAAACTCATAATATTTTTCAATAAATGTAACAAATTTAGGATGATCTCCCCGAATAAAATCCGGGATCTGTTCTGACACCAAAAGAGAAGTCTGATGCGTATTTGCAGTTTTAATTATTGCTGCCATAATGTATACAGTTCCCTTTTATTATTAATACCCATGACCGCTATCTTCTAATATAGAAGGGCGATTTCTATCTGTATCATCAATACAATTTACTGTAATATCAGAACTGTCAATGGTAACAATAGTATTCTCTCTTGCCATTATATCATCAATTCTTGGTTTTGCTGAAAAATAAATATATTCAGAACCATCTGCAATTGTCGTAGCTCTGAGCGGACCAACAAGCATCTCCCCCGAATTATAATCAACAGACCCAATATTAGAATCAATTGGTGTCCCATAATCTGTACGCGCTTTCTCGGGACTATTAAATCCAGCAATAGAAGTTCCCCCACCCGTCTGAACAATTTTTAAAATCCCATCCACATCAATAATCATACAATTTTTATGTCCCAAATAGGTAAACAAGGAAGATTGAATTACGGGCTGATTTCTTGCATATGGCCTGTACAATGGATTATCAAAATGAACTCGATAGGAACCCTGAACACGCATGATGGGCTTGATGCGTTTCTTGATTGCAATTCTCATATTATTATTTAAAATACTTTCTTCGGTGTCATCAATTGCTCTTGATAATACCGAAAATCTAAAATAATTATCAAATTTATTTAAATTATCTGATGTGTATTTAAGGATTGATGCCGACACCAATGCCTTCAACTGATCGGCAGTCCTTGCCGACTTTCTCGGATCATATGCAACAAGAATATCAGGAATAATCCAAAGATAGTCGGGATCAACAAATTTTGGTTTTACTGTCACCACATTTCGTTTTTGAAGAATATCTTGCTCCACCCGATGAGCCTCGGCCCGAGAAAGAACATATCCTGCCTTTGGCTTGATGGAGATAAAAACTCGACCATATGCCGGAGGATTATTGTCTTCTCCTCCCCACACCTTTACTGACTCTACAATATTATAATCATTTTCTAATCTTGTCTTATAATCATTTCCGGTAACAACTCTCTTCTGAAGCGAATATTGCCTTGGAGCCTGAATCCGAATCGTGGAAGTCTCTTCGCGCTCGGAACCTCCCGATGATCGTGTATACAGAGGAGACAGGGCAACAGTAGCCGACGTTGCTCCGATGAGTGGCTCGGCCAAAACAAATGTTTTTGCACCATTTCCCTCGCTGCCCAAGACCGAAACATTATATTCCAGTTGAACCAGATCTCCGGCAGTTGGTTTATTTCCAATTACACCATCCCCAAAATAAATTTCATATTTGTTATGATTTCCTTCTTGAATAAAATAGGCTTTGGTTGTCGATGTCATTTCGGTAAAATCATCTGCCTTGGTATAGATGTCTCCACCAACGGCAACAGTAAGCGTGTCAAGGTCAACTTCTTCATTTGGAATTTCAAATGTTTCGTTTGTTGTCGTTCCAACCACAGTCTGTGTGGACGAAAATGCAATTCCTTCTTTAATCTTGACATTCTTTGCAACATATGTCAGAGTAGAAGAATCTAACTTGGCAACGCGAGACTCTGTTGCAAGATAGGTATATATGTTTGTTCCAATTTTAGATGTAAACTTGGCACCCTTTGGAATTAAAATACTCGACCCCGTTCCCTGAAAGGTTACATCAATTTCGACAGAAGATCCTTTTTTTGAAGCCGGAGTATATCCAAGATGCTTGGCGAGCGAAACTACAGAAGACCGCAGAGAGGCACTATCCATGAACATTTCACTTGCGAGCATGTTCGTATAGAATCCATTATAATGCGTATTGTATGCAAGAATATCAAGAAGAATACTCATGGCAGAACCATCAAAATCATATCCTTCAAATTCGGTCTGACCCTTCAGATATGTTTTTAATGCCGACTTGATTGAATCAAAATCAAGTTCTGTAATCTTTAGTTTATTTGAGGTGGTAGTATAAGAGGTGGCCATTTTTATCTATTTCTCTCCAAAAAGAATTTTGAAACTCTTTCCGTTTCTTCGTTGATGATAAAAAATCTGAGATATACTATGTATCCATTTTCTTCTTCTCTTGCTTCAACTTGGAGTTCATTCACAGTCACTCTTGGTTCAAAATTATTTAGGGTTTCTGCAATGGCACCCTTGATTCTCAATGCCGTTGCAAATGTCATCGGCTCAAACAATTGCTTCATAAGATTAGAGCCGAGTTCGGGATGAAATGCCCGCTCATAATGGTTTGTCAATATTAGATTTCTTACAGATTTGATAATTGCATCGGCATCATATTTCATGCTGAGTTCCCCTGTATTGGGGTGTGCAGTAAAATCCAAATCAAAATCTGCCCATTTTTTGGCTACTGGCAATTTACAGTCCTCCCTTTATGTATTTAGGCGTTCGCATCCACTCGTTTTCTCAAGTTGCCTCGGCCATCCACAATATCTTTGATAATTTCGTCTACGTTTGCGACCGCATCTTCGACAGAAGAATCTTTAAATGTCATAGACCCTCCGGCAGCAAGATATATATCTTTTTCTGCGGCAACATCAACATTACCGAACCCCTTTATTAGTGCATCTCCTACAGCAGTAACCTTTGCCGTGCCTCCACACGTTGCGCTCATATCTTGGCCGACGGCGGCCGTCAAATGCGTTCCAACAGAAACGTCCGCAGATTCTACCACCATAATGTCGGCTGTCTTTTCAGTCCTTACTCGAATATCCTTTTCGCAATAAATATCGGCTTCGCCTACAATATGAACTGCACAGGAACCTTCAACCTTTACGGCATCGTCGCCAATCGTGACCGAGAAATTATCTCCGACCACCTTTGTAACTTTTGTTCCGTCTGGATGAATTTCATAGAACGTTCCGGTACGATGGGTTTCTTTAAGGCGCTCTGCTCCAGGGGTATCATCGACTTCGCGAAGATGCCCGCTGTCTGATTCTTCTACAGTATTAAACGGATACTGTGCGCCAAATTTTGTCTTCGGTTCCACAACCGTATCGGCAGTTATATTATCACTTAATCTCTTGACCTTTGTGACAAGGGTTTGTGCGCCGCCATGTGCATGTGCAGCAGGAATCGTTCCTTCTATAATTCCTCTGGCCAGTCTTGGAGTATTAATTTCATTTGGTTTTAATGGATAATAATCCGTGACATCTTCTTGGTTCAACACTCCGCGCTTATCTGCATCTGGAATAACTTTAGATTTTCTTGGTTGGCCGTCTATTACTCCACCCGAACCTTCGCGATCATCAAAAAATCCATAATCCCCCATCCTCGGAGCAGGCTTTCCTATAATAATTGGAACATCATTTCCGCCAACATCGAACGTGGGGGAAGGAGTATCTTCAATATAATTTTCCATTTTTCCTGCATTCTCAAAACCAATATTAATTGTTCCCAACATTACGGGCTGCTGGCGATCCAGACCATCGCGAAAGAATCCAAAAACACGGGTTCCTGGCTTTAGTGCAACAATCTTTCCATGTGTACTGTTCAGGGGCATGACAGGATACGCCCAAGGCAATTCTGCTGTTGGCGTATCCTCTTTTGCCGGAGAATTGTGACCAAGAATCCGAACCTTGCATCGGCCAGCGCCGAGAGGATCGAGATTATCTTCGACCACGCCTTCCCACCAATGAAAATTTCCTGTCTGCCCGATTCCAAGGACATCTTGTTGTTGCATAACTTAAATTACCCTTTCTGGAAGAGGAACTGGCCACGAATCTCTCGACAATTCCATTATTGTTGTATATTGCCCGTTAAATATAATATGTTTTATTTTAGAAACCAAATATCTTCCTGAAAAATTTGTATCTATTCTTGCAGCATCTGCTCCTGTCTTTACCTCTATGGCTGGAACATTTATTTCAATAATTTCTCCAACTCGACGTTGACTATCACCCGAAACCGAAACTTCTAATTTAATCTGATTTATTTGGTTAAGCTGAGAAACCCTTTCTAAAACTGTGTCGGCTCGCTCGTCTGTAAAATTTCGATCTGTATCAAATGATTTAAAATTAGTAGGAACAAACCGATAATGACTCGCACGCCGTTTACTCAAAATTTTACTATTTGTAAGTAGTGTTTTGTTTCCAGAAACTTCATTAAAATTCACATGCTTATAATCATTGTATGAATCTTCATAATCAAATACATTTACAGTATGTTGGCGTTTCAATAAGTCGTTCGTAACAACAGTTGATGCATATAATCCAGATTTAATATTATTAATCATATTTGGTAACTCCAGAACACGAAACTTCCGAATTCTGGCCATTGAGGATAAATCCTTGGCAGTTGCTCCGGGTTTTGGCGTATCATAGTTATAAATCATCACAGGCTCTCGTTCGGCTGGATTTACAATATGTTCAAGTGGCATAAATTGAAAATATCCATCAAGATGTTCATAAAAAATATAACTAGATCCTTTGTACTTGGATGGTCTTGCGACTTTTGCTATCATATTTAAAGCCTCAATTGGCGATTTATTTGCAAAACTCACACTACAATCATTTTTTGTATCTGAAATTACAATTTTTTTATCGGATACTGCCAACAAAGGAGCATAAAGATCGTTTACTATTGTTTTTATATTTACGTTTCTATATGTTTTATGAATTCTAGTCGAATCTGAAGTTATTTTTTCTCCAGAACAAAATTTTAAGGTAATTAATCTTCTGGACTCAAAAGAAGCCAAATCAATATCATATACTCGTCCTATAAAAACAATTTCCTTTTTTTGGGGAGTATTAAAATGCAAAATAACAATTTCATCACCATGAAATCTCATTTCATTGTATATATTAACTGCATCAAGAATTTTTATTTCTCCAGAAATAATTTGAGGATCATCTCCGGTTAATCCCATACTTTCTGTCAAAATTATTGTATTCCAGGCTTTGGGTCCAAACTCCGTCAAGTGTTTTCCATTTGTTGAAATGACATTACATTGCGAAACGATAACATCGCCCGCTCCTTGATATTTTGGGTCATCCAACATTCGCTATCTCTTCTTCACAACCAGGCTTTCAAATTCACTCACAAATTCTGGAAGCAGGTTTCGTCTAAGGAAAATTATTTTTCTTTTATCTTCATTGTCTTGTAATTCTTTGTCATAGGCAGAAACATTTTTGTTGGTATCAATTGCTGCCCACGACCTTTCTGCTTGAAGGACTCCGTTTATTGTTGGCGCATATGTATATGTAAAGTCATCCCCATTATGAATAATCTGGCCCGCCGGAAGAATAACATCTCCGACCGTATAATTATCGTCGGTCGCCGGGGCGAGTATTTCTTTTGTTTCATAATGAGAATGCTGCGCCCGTGCAACCTCGGCACTTCCATATTTTTCTATGATATACTTGTCAAAAGTATTCATGTCCAGAGGCCAACACCATTGAGGGTCGCGAATTTCATTCATCAAAAGAATTACCCAATGATACCGAACGTCGCCATAATACTTGTATGCCAAATGCTCCGGGCGCTCTTTGTCTCTTACCTGATAATTGTAATATATTGTTTTGTCAGTTCTGGCTCCGAGGGTTGCTCGAACCCGTTTGAATATATCCGTGACCACCCTGTACTGGCCTGAGCCATCAAAGGTATCATAAGGAACTGTCGGAAAGTATTTAAAATATTTACCATCTGCCATCTATATTAGAATCCTTGTTCAAAATCTTCTCTTGTGAGTAGTGACATTTCGGCAAAGGTCAAAGATATGTCAGTCTGAATTGGATAACCATCATAGAAGGTGTGATTATCCCCAATTCCGCTATAGTTGACATTAATATTGACCAGGGCACAATCTTTAATTCTATGAGTATTTTCAAGATTCCAATATTCAATTTGGAATACATGAGGATATGTCCAATAACGAGTCATTCCTGCATTTTCACCGGGGGCTGCATGAGTCTTAAACATTCGCACAATACTCGCAATATTAGCAGCCTCTGTTGCATTTTTTGGAGCCATTTTAAAATCAAAAGTAAATGTTCGATTATTGACCCCATCAAAGAATAAATCAAAATGTGGATTTACAGAAAGGCCTCGCTCTCCCCCTCCGCCAGATTCTAATTTTAGTTTATGTTTTACAATCGCATCATTCTGAAGCGCCGCGCCGAGGCCTCTTCCCAAAAATTCTGCGGTGAATCCCGACTTATTGGCTCCAGCGTTATCTGCGGCTGCCTGGAGAGCATCATACCCAGAACTTACTGCATCGCGAATCGCCTCAGAATTTTTATTCAACACGGCAGAACCCAATTTACTAAGAGCAGTATCAATTCCCTTTGTATCAATTGCACCATAAATTCCAAGATTTCCACCGCTCCAATTTGCCTGATATGTTTCTGAAATGCCAAAAGGAATATATAGAATAATATCACCTACAGTTGACCGAGTTCCTTCTGTCACCGGAGAAGTCTCTTCTGATTCGCCTTCGGCGGCGGGCATTGCTGCATCTGCCTCGGGCGGTTCTTCATCTCGTATGGCATCTGCAAGTTTCCCAGGAAGAGCCGAAATTTCACCCCAGGTATCAGAGACTGCACCAGAAATGTCATCCCATGCATTTTCTAACATACTAAAGTCAGGCGTCGGCAACTCAATTTTATCAAGATCAGGAATCAAATCTTTCAGGGCATCAAGATTTAATTTTGCACCAATATCATCTAGGGATGGTAGGTCAGGAATATCAGGAATTTCCCCAGAAAGCAAATCCCCGGCAACATCCAAGGCACCCGCAGTAAGATCCTGAACCACATCCAAGGCGCCGCCCACAAGATCATCAACTGCTCCTACGACAGGCCCGAGTGCAGTCTCTACAACACTCTCTATGCCAGTTTCCAGACTTCCTGCAATGCCACCAACGGCACTATCAAGTGCGCCACCGACGTTGCCGATAATGTCTTCTGCACCAGAAACCAGAGAGCCGACTGCACTCGAAACTCCTAGCTTGTCGGCAGCATTTCCCACAACCCCACCCAGCAAAGCTCCTCCAATTCCGCCACCAACTGCGGCTCCGGCAAGACCCCCAAGAAGAGTTCCTTCGGCACTCGTTTCTGCCTCTGTTGAGCTTTTTTCTCCGGCAGTCTCTATTTTTCCACCGTCAATATCAACAATACTAAACCGAATAAAATGCCTCTGGCCGACGCCTTCGACATCAGAAGGAAAACTAAGTCCCGTAGAAGAATGTTTGTCTCCAAACAATGAAGCAAGAGGCCCGCTTCCGCCGCCCAATAGCTGAGAGCCCATGTCTGAAAACATTCCCATATAACCGTTTCCTTTATAAATTAAATATAAAATACATATTTATTTAGGCGACATATATAAGTATATGGCATACAAAGGAAAGTGGAAACCAAAGAATCTTGAAAAATATGAAGGGAATCCCTTCAAAATCACCTATCGTTCCCTATGGGAAAGACAGGCATTCAAATGGTGTGACGAAAATCCAGAAATACGTTCATGGAGCAGCGAAGAAATCATTGTTCCTTATATTTCAAAAACTGACGGAAAGCGCCATAAGTATTTTCCCGATCTAAAGATTACATATGCAAATGGAAAAACCTCTCTCATAGAAATAAAACCCAAGAGACAAACAAAACCGCCCAAAGTCAAATCCAGAAAAAGCCCAAAATATATAAAAGAAGTCTATGCCTACGGAATGAATACATCAAAATGGGAATATGCCAAAGAATATGCAAAGGACCGAGGATGGAATTTTGAAATCTGGACTGAAGATGAATTAAAAAAACGAGGAATACGCATAATTAAACAATCAAAACATAAATAAATATATGGCAAACAAAAACACATTTAAAACTATTATAGAAGGAACAATGAAGCGAGGAGAACTTCCTTCTAATGTCTTAGAATCAAGAGAATGGTATAGAAGAAAAGCAAAAGACGTAAAGACTGTGCGACGAACAAAGTCCCAAAGAATTTTAAAAATAGGAAGACAAAATAAAAGAATGAAACCGACCATCAAGGGTCGCATAATGCTCGGAAAAATGTTCATGTTTGAATATGATCCAAAGATGAAAGAAAGTCTTCCCTATTATGATAAATTTCCTCTAATATTTCCAATAGCTGCCGACGAAGAAGGATTTCTCGGAATCAATTTACACTATCTTCCTCACACATGGCGAGCAATTCTGATGGACAATCTATATGATCTTTTAACCAATGAAGACATGGACGAATCAACACGACTACGTTTATTCAATAATGGATACACAATTTTAAAGAAATCTGCTAAATATAGATACTTTAGACCATGTGTAAAAAAATACTTATTTGAACAGGTTTCTTCTCGATTTATGGAAGTTCCGCCAGACGAATGGGAAATTGCATTGTTTCTTCCTCTGGAAAGATTTCATGGCGTCACCAGAAGAAAAGTTTGGAATGATACAAGACGAAATTTCAAAAAAGGAATGAAATAAATGCCATTTGACATAAACGAATTCACATCAAGAGTAAATGGAACTCTGGCCAGCCCGGCATATTTTCGCGTAATGTTTTCGGGAGCCATTGTCGATACAGAAGACTCAAGACTCATGGCAGTTCTGTGCAATCAGGCACAACTCCCCGGTCGGGCATTCGCCACACAAGAATATACGACACACGGCCCAATAAGAAAAATTCCATATCAAAATGTATATGATGATGTTGTTCTTAGTCTATATTGTCGAGAAGACATGGGAATGAAAGCCATGTTTCAAGAATGGCAAAATTTCATCTGTGACAATAATTCGAGCAATGAATACAGCTATTTTGAAGACTATGTTTCTGATGTCGTCATAGAACAATTTGATTCTTCCGGCAGATCACAATATGGAGTAAAACTGATTGATGCCTATCCTGTCATGGTGGCTCCACTTCAATTGGACTGGGCGACCCAAAACGGATTTCATAATCTACAGGTGACACTTGCATATCGTTATTGGAGAGAAGAACCATTGAGTATAAATCCATTTGGAAACTTCTTGAGCGTCAACAGTCTGTATCCCAACTTTGATGTGGGTGGGCTGCTTGAACAGACAGGGGCTGCAATCTTCTCCAGGGCAGATGGCCAGTTCATGTCCAAGGTTGGTCAGGGAATGAACTTCATGAAGAATCTTGGGAAAAAGAGAACTCAGAGTGGTAGTGCATCTGCTGCGAGTAGTGCAGGAAATCTGGCAGGAGAACCTATAAATTTTGATGGAACTATGCTAGTTTAGTTAATTTTTAAATAAAAGGAGAACCCTAAATTATGGCTTTACCAAAAATTGATGTTCCGCTTTATGAGTTGAATCTGCCATCAACAGAAGAAAAAATATCATACAGACCTTTTCTGGTGAAAGAAGAAAAAATTCTTTTGATGGCCAAAGAAGGAAAAGACGAAAAAGAAATCACAAAGGCAGTCAAGCAAATTATTAACAACTGTGTGGTAACAAAAGGAATAGACTCAGAAAAATTACCATTATTTGACATTGAATATATTTTATTAAATCTTAGATCAAAAGCAATGGGCGATGTCATAAAAACTAGCTATGTTCATCAAGATTGCCCGCAGGCAAAAAAAGAAGGGAAGGAACCAAAAGCAATTGAAGTTGAAATTAATACAAACACAATTGAAATTATTAAAGATCCAACTCACACGACCAAAATTCAATTATCTAACAATGTCGGCATAATAATGAAATATCCAGATGTGAGTATGATGGAAAAAATGCAAAATGTTGATGTAACAACTCCAGATTCTACAATTGATATAATTACAAAATGTATTGATTCTTTATACGACGAAGAAACCGTATACGGAAAAACCGACTATACACCAAAAGAGCTTAAAGAATTTATTTTAAATCTTACACAAGAACAGTTCTCAAAGATAGAACATTTTTTTGCATCAATGCCAAAACTACAAAAAGAAATTGAATTTGTATGCACCTGTGGATATAAGGAAAAAATATTGTTGGAGGGACTCTCTAGTTTTTTTGGCTAGTTCTCTCTGACCGCTCGTTGGAGGGAACTTTACGAACAAACTTTTCATTAATGCAATATTATAATTATACCTTATCAGACCTTGAAGGAATGATGCCCTGGGAAAGAGATTTATATGTTGGATTATTAAAAGAATATATAGAAAAAATAAAACAAAAACGAGAAGAAGAAAAGAGAAGAACCTAAAAACCAATGGCAACCGAAACAAATAATTCTGAAGGCAATCTGGTAATTACTCCAGAACAACAACAAGTAATATTCAAACCTCTTGCCGCATTTGCTCAAGGCGCGCAAAAGATTGGTTTGGCCCCGGCGGCGGCTGGAGCGGCAGTTGGTGGGTTTGTCAAAAAACATGCAGACACTTCGGGTATCGGCCCAAGAGATTTTTATACTGCCGGGGTGGAGGGAAATCCAATTGCAATGATGCTCTTTGAAATGACCTCCGATTTAATGACAAAAACAAAAGATGCCATGACAGATATTTTTAATTTCGGAGGAAAGGACGAAGACAAGCCTGCAACAGAAGGCGTTCAAGAAGAAATTAAAACTGGCGTTGAAAGTATTGACAACTCTCTACAAGAAGACCCAGGCGCGGGACTGGAAGAAATTGAAAAAGCCAGAGAATCTGCTCGACGAAAAGCAAGCGGACGAGAAAGCGGCAAAGAAGCCGCCAAAGAGAAAAAAGAAAAAAGGGGATTTTTTGCCAAATTGGCAGACAATATGATGACTGCGATGGGGAGCAATCTCCTTGGCACGGCAATATTTGGTGGAATTACTGCATGGTTGCTTACTGACGATGGAAGAGAAACTGTAAAGGCTCTTTGGAACGCCATGCCCTGGGATGCTATAGGAGAAACCATTGTAGATTCTCTTCCGGGCCCAGAAGATATAACAGAGGTGGTCGAAGAGGATCCAGGAAAAACAGCAATGGCCACCGGATCGGCAACAAGGTTTGCCGCAACCCGAGGATCACGACTTTTTCCGGGGCAAACGCTTCCGCATACGGCATCAGGAAGGTTCATCAGAACAACCGCCGAAAGATTTGCTGCAAACGCAATAGATCCCTCAAGACTGGAAGCGAAAAGACTAAGAGACATCGCTAAGTTTGCAAAAAAAGGGGGCTTCAATCTAGTGGGCCCTTCGTCTGTGCGGCAACCGGCCGGGGCGGCGGGCGGTGTGGGCGGCCAAACGGTGAAACTTCCAGAACGTTTAACAAAGAAAGGGGCAGCAGCGGCGGCCGAGACAGCAGAAAGTGGACTAGAAAGTGCAGGGAGGCATCTCAAAAAACTAAAAGCCGCCGGATGGATCGGAAAGGCATTGGAGCTTGGATTTGCTGCCAAGGACATATTAGACTTATCCAACGCTCTTGATGCAGGAATCATAGATCAAGATACCTTTGATTATTTGGCAGGGTTGCGGGCAATGCAATTTATCGATACGGCTGGAGGTGCTGCTGCTGGTGCAGGTTTGGGCGTCGGGGCAACGGGAGCGATTGCTCTCCCCACAGCAGGTATCGGGGCCCTGGCAGGGCCACTTGTTGTTGGGGGATTCTCCTGGGCAGGAGCAGAATTTTTTGAATGGCTAGGAATTGCACAAGATAAATGGAAAGATGCATGGATAGAAAAGCATGGTAAAATCCCAGAAGGGGTGGAAGAATTTTTACAACTTCAGAATGCTCAAGAAGAACGAGCAGAAGAAATAAGCGAAGAAGCTATGAAAAACGCTTCCGGGGGAGGCGGGGGGTCTATGGGTCATACTAATAATATTATAGATGCATCTGTTCACAAAGGAGGGGACTCTACCGCTATAAGCGCCCCTGGCCAGTTGCTGCCAATGGGAAATGGTGGTTCTGGCGCCACTACCGATAGTACAGTAAACACCGGCCAGCGACCATAAAAACAAAAAACCCCCCACCCGGCTTTCGGATGAGGGGTTTTCTTTGTTGCTGGAAATAAACTAAAAGAGTGAAAAACTAAACTTCGTCTGCGAGCTTCTTGAAGTAACTCAGAGAATCATCATCTTCCGATGAATCCACTTCGGGTGCCGCAACCGGAGTCCTTTCTGGAGTGCTATCAAAGGCACTTTCGCTTGAGTCTTCAAAACTAGAAGTCACTCCCATTGTCGATGAAAAACGAGACGCGAGTTCTTCATAGCTCTTGAACTTCTCAGGTGCCACAAGTTCTTCAAGAGAATGCTGAGAGTTCCAAATCTCTTCCAATTCAGAATCATCATCCGACAGCGCACTCACGCTATCAAACTCGGACTTGTCATAGCTCCGATAGCCATCAACCTTTCGTGCCCTCAGTCGGAAGTTGGCTCCCTCCCAGAGTTCAAAAGGATTAATCGGAGTTTCATCATCAAACTCCGGGCGCATGACATCTTGAATCATGTCATAAATCTTCTTGCCATACTTGAACAAAAAGACCTTGCCTTC